CCCCTGTAGAACCTGACCACCTTGTGCCGTCGGCTGTAGTCGCTCGAAAACCGCCACTCCATTCCGATCTCCTTCATCAGCCGGTCCACGGCATGATGCGGCCATTGGATGGCAGAGTCTCCACCAATGCATCCGACCGTCCTGACCGGCCTGTCTGGGCGAGTCTCGTTGTCAAAGTTGCAGTGATGCTGAGGAATAAGGTACAGCGGCCTAGTGCCAAAATAATCCGGCAGCACTGTCAACTGTTCCTCGGACACAGCAATCACGGGACCTTGCGTCATGCAATTGACACGTTTCAAGCGAGGGATGCCGCAGTCGATAACGTCGTGAAACGCACGCCAAGGTTCCCTTGTCGGGCAATGGCCAAGAATGTAGATGCATACATCACCTTCATATCCATCCTCTGGGTTGAACCTCCCTCCCAGCCTATCGGCCATCTGAATTCCGCGGATCTCCCCAGGACCGCCGCAGAATCGCGCAAAAAATGAAAACGACGCGATCATTCAACTCCTCCGCACCCAAAATGCGGTGGGCTCTTTCTCCCTGGTGATGTACCAAGGGCGAATGTCGTGGCACTTCGTGTAAGCATCTACCGCCTCCACAACGCCAGCCCAGTGGCCTGGTCGGTAATCGTGCAGGGCCACGATGCCGCCCATTCGGACCTTTGGCGCCCAGTAAATCAGATCACACACCACAAAATCAAACTGGTGGTTTGCATCGATGTAGACAAAATCAACCGATTGATCTTCAAATTCACTCACCGCATCCATGCTCGTCTTACGGATGACAGTGATGTTGTGTCCTTTGATTTGATTCATGGCGTGCGCGTACAGCTTCTCCTGCCTCTCCTGGCTCGCGACGCCATGTCCAGCATCGTAGGCCATCCATGGATCAACGCACCACAAATGCATGTCGCGGTTGGCGTCGCAAAGGGCCGTAGCAAATTCGCCCTTCCGTGTGCCCACTTCCACGCCCTTCATGAATTGGAGCTTTTTGAAGACTCGCCCAAGGTCCACGCGATTCCCTCTCTTGAGCAATCGCGGCAAGTTGTCGCTGGTGTCTTCGGTGGCGAATATCTCCAAGATCACTTTGTCTGCGTCCATTAAGCCACTCCTGTGTAGTGGGCCACGATGTCGGCCGCCTTGCCCCAGTAAGGAATCTCGGTCGCCTTCAGTTCGCCTTCCTGCCTCTTCAACTTTGGGTTATTCAGATACGTTGGCGACACCCCCGTCGGGTGTGCCAGGTTTACCACGGCAATCGGCGACCACCATTCAACGTGCTTGCGACGTGTCACATGCATTCGGACGTCTGAATCCTCGCGGCCAATTTCACCCGGTCGCGGATGGCCTCGTGGGTACTTCGCCTCTCGTTCGTCCAACGCTGCAATCATCAACTCCCTTGAGCAGATCATCGTGAACCCGCCTAGTCTCCGAAGAAGCGAAAACCGAGGTTCCTTGTGCCAGGACATGACCGTCCAACGGGCCATGTTGTACGCCACTTCATCTGCCTTCGGCCGAAAGTGCCTGAAGTGAATTGGAGGATAGAGGGAATCATCCTCAGCGATGGCAATGTACTCCGTTCTGGCAGCCTTGGCGGCCTTGTTCCACATAAGAAACGTGCCCCATCTCCCGTATGGCACGTCCTGAACGATGTTCGTTTCCCCCAAGTCCATTGGTTTAGACGACACAGTAATCAATGGAAAATCACCTACCGCCGCCAGCAGATGCCCCAGGTGGAAATCAACCCAACGCTGGGGCATCCGATTGGCGGTCATGTAGATGATGGTTAAATCGGACATCCTTACGTCGCCGACGGTGAACTCGACGGTGAACTCGACGGCGAACTCGACGGCGAACTCGAAGGCGTACTCGAAGGCGACGCCGACGGCGAACTCGAAGGCGTACTCGAAGGCGACGCCGACGATACAACCGTCCCGACGTTCCCCTCCAAAATTTCCCAACGGAATGATCCGGCGGTAATCGTCACCGAGATCAACGACAGGAAGTCAGAGGCGTCCGCAAACGTCGCTTCCGTTTCCAGCGCCACGTTCAGGCCGGCGGCGGCAGTCACTACCGCATTTCCGCCGCCGTCCGTCTTCAGTCGCAAGACGAGCCGGATGCCGGGCTTGGTCGGATTGGCCAGCGTTCGGGTTTCTCCCGAAGCGCCCGTGGTCATTTCGCAGATTTGGAGGTCGGCCGTGGCGCGAATAGTGCCAGTGTCGCCGGGATCTGCCAGCAACTTCGGCCCTCTATAAAGGTCGTGATGTATTCTTTGAGGGGACATACCCATGAGAGGAACCCTTTCAAAAAGGTAGGAACAGGTGCAAGTTGCACCAGAGGAACACGTTCGGGTAACCGGCCCTACGCCAGCGTGACGCCAGTGTTGCCTTCAGCGATTTCCCATCTGTACCCGGTCGCTGTCGAGACAGAAATCAACGAAAGCAGATCGCTCGCGTCCGCAAATGTAGCCTCCGTTTCTAAGGAGGCATTAAGGCCCTCCGCAGCTGTCACAACTACGTTTCCGCCATCGGTCATGAGCCGCAACACCAAGCGGATGCCGGACTTCGTGGGAGCGGCAAGGATACGGGTCTCCGGCGCAGCGGAAACCATCTCGCAGATTTGCAGGTCCTGACTGACTCGGATCGTGCCTCCGTTGCCGGGATCCGCCATGGACTTGGGAACGCGGTACAGGTCTGAATGGACTCGGTGCGACATGATAGACATCCTTTCTCAAAAGGAAGAGGAACAGGGCCTTAGCCCAGAGGAACATGACAACACCGGGACAACGCCCGGCTCAGAACAACACAATGTAGCTGCCTTAGACGCTCGGGAAACCTGTCTGATCTCTCGCCCACAAGACAAAGTCGTCGGCTTCCGCAAAAATGGTTGTAACTTTATTGTCTAGCTTCACACCATGTCGTGTAGCTGCTTGCTGGGTTGATGCACTGCCATAGGTAATCCTGTTCGCGCCTGACAGATATGCGGTAATCGTTGTCCCATCCGCAACTACCTGCACGGCATATTCTGTCCCAGCCGTGATCGTGACCGATGCGCTCGCTCTGGTCGTAGGTGTTCCACTGACATATTCGTTGATCTCGAAACTGTTGCCGACAGCGTCTAGCAGAATCTCCCAATGGTCATCGGATGGGGTCGAATCATTCGCTCGGACAACTGCTGCCGCCCAATCTGATGGCGTCAATTTGACTTGCATGACAATGTCACTCTGGCTGACAGCAACATCACACAAGACATCATCGCCCGCCCCTGTCCCTGTGTTCTGCAGCTTGTTGCTTACTATTTCACCTTCTCCTGAATTGCTTTTGGTCTCCGTCCATCCAATTCCATTACCTCCGCTCTCCGCTGCGCCGGCCCCGTCGGTACTGCCCAATGTGGTACTATCGGTTCGATCAAACGAATCACTTGCTAGTGGTGTTGGCGTCCAGCGTGTTGACGGGACCCGCCAGTTGTCCACTCCTGATGTTTCGCCCGCTATTTCGGATCTCGCGATTAGTGCAGGATAGAGTGTGGCTGTTGAGCCAGTGTCCCCCACCCATAGAAGAGTCCATATTCCGCTTATTTTGATAAAAAAGAAGGATCCTGTTGCCCTCAACACAATGGCATAGTTGTGCATTGTGGTAACAGTGTAATCAGCAATGACAATAACTGGATTTCCAGGCGAAACAACTCGCGCTGTGTCTGCCAATAATCCGAATGACGCCTCGTTATTGGCATTACTGGGAGTTGCGGCCGTGAAAAACCCAAATACCGGATGCGTCCAGCTAGAGCCATTGTCCGCGTCGCGCCGAACATCCAACAGAAACATGCGTCCAGCAGTCCGTGTAACTGCATCACCACGGACGTTGCTTGTGCTGCCGTCACCTGCAGCCGCGGAGTTAACCACGGGGATCTCCAGGACGCCGCTGGAAATCGCCATTGAAGCGTGAGTCTGGATGAACGTCAGCGTACCCGGCCCCGGTTCAGCCGTGCGGGGAGAGACCACCGGAGCAGGATCTGCTGTAGTGAATTCGTCCGTCTGCTGGTAAGTCACGCCATATCCAGCCTTATGCAAAATAACGACCGGCACGAACATTACAGACATCCTTAATTAGAATGGCGAGGCAGTCATCCAAATCGCTTCAATCGTTCCTGTTGTGGCGTTACCGCCCTGTGCGACAACCACTTGGATGCGCTCCCCAATAATCGGAATGAATTCCGAACTCGCACTTTCAGCAACAGCGTCCGCCACTGCATTGGCTAGGGCGCGAGGGTAGTAGAACACGTCACTGGTTCCAGCATTGGTCACCGTCAAAATCGGTATGCCGGATGTCTCGCCGGTAATGGTTAGGTCCGCGCCAGTGGCCAGGGTTCCCGGTGAATACTTCAGAGCGATTAGTAATCCACGGATCGTGGAGCCAATGTACACAGTGGCACTACCGTCTGCTGCCGTGGTAATGGTGGTTGGCGAACTATGGAAAATCATAACAGATCCCCCTCCCTGACGTGTTTTTAGTTAATGTCGCTGACATCTCGGTTGAGCGTGCTTTGACTACTCATAAATCCGTTCCATCCAAAGAGACCGCTCCCAGACGTGACGATCTGAGCCAGTAAGAGTCGTAATCACTGCCGTATCGACGTTCACTGCGTGGCGCGTCTCGGCCTAGCGATGTCGCACCTGCGCGTTCCTGGTCGGTTTGAATCGCGAGCGGAAGAAGCTCGAGAAATCGGTTCTCGTGGACGTGCTCCCTCTCTTCGAAATTGTGCTCGGCGGCTGCGAGACACGCTTCCAGAATAAGCTGGCCCAGCTGCTCACCTCCTACCGGGTACTGATTTACAGAATCGATCATGGTCGGCCTGAGCAGCATCGGAACCCGCAAGACATAGGTGGCGTCGGGCGTGGGGTAAAATGCCAAACGACGCCTGCTTCCTGTCGTAGGGTCGAACTCTACTGTCCGCACCGAGTAGAACACCGGCCTATCGAAGTACGGGTCGTCCTGTTGCCATGTCCGAATCGCCTGGTCGTGCCGCTGCCTGACGGGCGGATAGAGCTCGTTCTGATCCGGGTAGTATGTCAGGTCACTGTCATTTGACACGGCTTCAAACGACGCATCCAGAGGAATTTCCGGTCGCCCGAGCTCATACGCCGTTCCTGCGTCGATATCCACCGTCGTGTCGTCCAACGTGATTTGTGTGTCGCTGTCCCGGCTGGCGATGGAGTAGTAGCTGTTGCTCGCCTTCAGCGTCCCGTCCGCTGCCCATGACGGAAACGTTCCGGTTGTCAGAGTCACCACGCCATTAACCACTGCGATAGTCCCCGTGGCGTAGGGCGGGGTGGTCGTTACGTCTTTAATGGGCCGGAAGAAAGACCACTCATGCGCGGCGTACACCCTTCGCAGGCCGTCTTTCAAACAGTCCTCCACATCATTTGTCTGATCAGCCGTCGCCCCATCGCGAATTCCGAACAGGTAATGCAGAACTCGTTCATACAGGCTCGCGTAGCTGGACAGCATCCCGTAGGCATCATCGGCCACCGCAGGCAGGTCAAACTCGATATAGATGGTGTCGCCATCGTAGACGAACTCGATATAAGCGGTGTATGACACGTCGAACGCAGCGGTCAGGACATAATCGTAGGTGCCCGTGGCGCTGTTGGTCATGTTCGTTCCATCAGCAACTACCACCGCTTCGGTGTCGTTTCGCTTGATACCATACGTGCCGGTTGGATCGGAGAGCTTGGCAGATGACACGTTCGTGAGAACGCCAGCAACCTTGAATGTCTGGGAAATGGTGCGGTTGATCGTCATGTCACATCCGTCTCATCAAATGCGTAATCAGCACTCCCAGCGGAGCGAAACGTCACCTTGATCTCCCGTCTGCTATCTACATTCACTCCGGAAGACCTCGCTGTGAAGCACTGACTCTCGATGGTTATGATAACATCTGCGGCACTTGGGCTGGCGCTCGGGGTTGCACTCGGGGTTGCGCTCGGAGTTGCACTCGGAGTTGCACTTACACTGGCACTCGGGGTTGCACTTACACTGGCGCTCGGAGTTGCACTCGGACTCGCACTTGGGGTGGCGCTTACACTGGCACTCGGGGTGGCGCTCGGACTCGCACTTGGGGTGGCGCTTACACTGGCGCTTGGGGTGGCACTCGGGCTCGCGCTCGGGGTTGCACTCGGGCTGGCGCTGGGGCTGGCGCTGGGGCTCGCACTTGGGCTTGCGCTTGGGCTTGCGCTGGGACTCGCACTTGGGCTGGCACTCGGGCTTGCGCTGGGACTCGCACTTGGGCTGGCACTCGGGCTTGCGCTGGGACTCGCACTTGGGCTGGCACTCGGGCTTGGGCTTGCGCTTGGGCTTGCACTCGGGCTTGCACTTGGCGAGGCCGATGGTGACGCACTTGGGCTCGCGCTTGGGCTCGCACTTGGGCTTGCGCTCGGCGATGCCGACGGTGACGCACTCGGGCTCGCGCTTGGGCTTGGGCTTGCGCTTGGACTCGCACTGGGCGAGGCCGACGGTGACGCACTAGGGCTGGCGCTTGGGCTGGAGGCCGGGGCATCCGACACGTCAAGTGCAGGCGCGAACTCCCCAAACACGCCCTGCACTCGATAGGCATCTGCAACACTTGTAAGGTCCTCGGAAACGACCGGTTTGAATTCACCGAAGACACCCTGGACATAGTTTAGACCAGCTGGGTAAAGATGAATGCTCGGTTTAGCGCGCAGCGGCTGTATCGGGAATGAACGGCCGAGACGCACGGGTTTAGACCTCGATAACTACGTAACAATAGGCATTGACGGCAGCAGCAGCCTTGACCCTGATTCGCAAATACTGAGCTGGTGTAAACGCAGGCTCACGTCCCAGTGGCCATTGCTTAATGAATTGCCCGGTAGGCGCGATGTGTTGCACATCCAGCATCCGGACATTGGCTGGAGTCCCTTCGACTGTCGAAGTATAACCCGTCGTTGTCGTGCTTAGCGTGAACGGATAATCGGTAACGGGTGTTGTCCCAAGGGGATCTAGGTTCACTATCCCAGCCGCGACATGGGCGGTAACTGTTGCAGCTACCGTTGTCGTCAGCAACTCCACATCGATTGGTTCAGCAGCCGTCGAACCATCAAATGAAATGCCCCATTCGACAACCTTACCCCTAGTGACCCTACTAGCCCCCATCTTCACTTGCAGCATGGTCTTAATGCCTGTGCCTGTCGTTACCGCTACCTGTGATGCGGTTGTGGGCCTGGGTCCATTCGGAATCAGATATAGCTCTGCCATGTTGGCTCCTTAATAGAATGCAGCTCGTTCGACTGCTATGTCGCGTGAGAGTTGATTTTTGTGGAATGTATCCGCCGCTGGCGCTATGCCAACACGTCGACTGACCATATTCAGTAGTGGCGAGTACCGCAGCTGGCTCAGTCGGTATAGCTGGTTGACTTCTGCTGCGGACAGAGCGCGATTGTAAATGCGGATGTCGTCTAGTACGCCTTCGTAAAAATGTTGCCAAGCGCCGCTGATATTCCCAGCACCCAGTCCTACAGACAGCGAATTACTCAGATCCGCATTTGATGGGCTATTGCTCACCCCGAGCGTCGTTACATCCGGCTTGCCGTTTACATAGATTTGCGCATCCGCCGCATTAGGCGTTGTCTGCCGATTCACGAAGACCATTCCGGCCTGAACCCAACCAGCCAGACGTATATTCGTTGCTCCATCCCATGCCGAATAAGTCAATCCGTTTGTGATGGTCATGCGAACGCCATTTACCGCATCGTTATAGCTGAGCGCAAATCCCTGAATTTTTGGTGTCCCTTGCTGGATTTTATCAACAAACCTCTGAGTTACTGTAGATGTGACATTTACCCAGCAAAAGATACTAAATAACGTTGATGTCCCAAAATCAAACGCATCGTCATCAGGAACAGTCATATAGTCATCCGTGCCATCAAACACCCACTCGCCAAAACCGCCGGGCCTGCTTGTCCCTTTCCATTTGGTACTGATCGCATCTGCGCCAATAGACCATGTCCCGTGATTCTTCCCGACTAGATCCACCACCGTTGAACCGCCGTTGTTTGCTGGTGTTACTCGCCAATAACCCACCAGCCCACGATTAAGCGGGTGGTTCCAGTTGATCGGATTCTGCCAAATAACCGGACCCATTACTGCAGCTCTGGTATCACCGGATTCAGGACAATATGCGCCTCGATGTCATCAGTATCGCAGATCGTTTGGCCGGTTTCATTCTTCACGATCAAAGAGCCATAGCGGTGTGGTGGGAACAGGTCGCCCACGTAGCCGATCTGCACCGAATCGACAGCATCATTCGTCATAACCATGCTGCCGATGTATAGCAGCTGCTTGACCGAATCTGCCAAATCCGATGAATAGCCCGAATACGCTGCCGCAGCACCGCTGGCCGCTCCCATGTTGGCGGTGCCCGCTGTCGCCGATGGCGAAGCTGACCAGTAGAATTCGACCGCTTCCCCCGCTGTCGCCACAGCCACCTGCATCTCGATACAAGCCACGCACGCATACCGCTCGGCAAAGTGCGCCCCCAGGTCGACCTTGGCAGACTGGGCGGCCGCTGTATCAGCCAGGTTCAGCAACACCAGCTCACACTGTGTATCGGTCCCGCTGCGCAAATCATTGGCAGCCGTCGGGCTGAAATCACCAGCGAAATTGGCGAAGCAAATCTGCGCCGGTGTATCGTCCATCGGCTGCAGTAGGTATTTGTTTGGCATCACGCACCCCCAGCAATTAACGCATCAACAGCGCTGTCGACATTCGTCTGAATGGCCGAATCGGACGCACCTTGAATGGCGGCCACACTCAAACCCTTATTGGCAGCCAGCACATAGTTCAGGATTGCGATGGCTTTACCCTGGGGGTCATTGAGTGCACCGCTGGCCCAGGTAATCTGGGCTGTGGTTGGTGTGGCCCCGTCAATAAGTCCCTGCGCCTTGACAGCCACCGCAACCGCTACACGATTGCGAAGTGAGCTATCTGCCTGCAACTCTCTTAGTTCGGCATAGGTAGCCATAGTTTACTCCTCTGATGATTCATCGATTCTTTACCTCTGCTTCCAACTGCCTGGTCAGCCATTTAATCATGCACCTCATGTAATCACAGGGATCGGGTCCATAAAGAACGTGTTGGCTTTGCCGCCTTCCTTGGTCTTGCAGTACCAGACTCGCAAATAGGCCACTCCGGCTTGCGCGGGTGCGACCGTGACAGACAGAGCCGCCCATGCTGTCGAGCCGTTCATGTCGATGGTGCCCGTGCTCTTGGTGACCTTGCGGAAGTTGTTGGTTGCGTGCCCCCAGGCTGACAACTCAACCCAGAGTTCAGATGCCGTCGGGTCGGCGGTCCAGTCGGTAGTGGCTGTTGGACGGAAATAGATCTCGTACGTTTTGCTGGCCGTGGTGGCGTAGATCGGGATGTCGAGGAGCTTCCATTTACCTCCACGCCAAGAGCCGCTACTTGAAAGCGTAGTTGTAGGCGTCACCTTCACGGCAATCACACTACCACCACTGCGGACGGTACTCGTCTCCGACTGTACAGTTACTACATCTTCCTGCTTCGTTGTCGACCACTCGGTAAACTGTCTGCTGTCACTCGGGGTGCCGTTATAATCTTCAATCAACGTTCCATCGTTGTAGGTCTCAACCGCACTGTCCGACCCACTGAATATTACATTTCTACCGTAGTCTCTAGATACGTTCGTTGTCTGTGATCTCCAGTCGTCGACGCACCCAGCAAATTCAACCTGGGTCACTTCACATCCACCGTAGGTAATCAGCCCCACGGAGGTAGCAACGGAATTGCAGTCGATTAAGCAGTTCTTTACCAAGCTCTGAGCCGCTACCTCAGCTCCGCCCAGCACGTTGTAGATGCGAGAGCCTTCAACCAGTACCGGACTGTTAGTTACCGTGCCCTTGTTGCCGCCATTACCAGCGATTGTCAGGTTGGCAATATGAGCGCCTAGACTGCTGCTAACTTGTAGTGGGCCACTGAAGACGTCGCCATTGATTGTCAACCCGCTGAGTGTCCAATAATCATCCCCGTTCACCTGCACCCAAATAGTGCCGGAGATCGCGCTCCAGAACGGCTTTGACTGCATATTGAATACAGTCTTACCACTTCCCGCATTGTTGCCGATATACGGTAGATAGAGCGTGACTGTGGTGGTTACAACTGTCTTGACCTCGTATGCGAATTCCTCCGAGTCGTCACCGCTCACGTAGATCACATCTCCTGCCGCCAACACGCCGGAAATGTCGCTGCTAAATGTGACGGTCTTGGAGCCAAACGTCAGCGTGGCCGTAGCCGTAACTGACAGATCGACATGGTCGCTCCATGCGTCATCATAGTCCGCTGTCAACACTAGCGGGGCCAGAATGGTTCCGTCAGAGGTAAAGGTGAGATTCGAGGCAGTGTCATACGCGGCCACTCTCCCGTTTCTCGCAATCGCAATGTCACCGGCGACCCTGGCGTTCTCACAGAATTGATCGAACGACGCCCATGGAGAAGTTGTGGGATGTGTACCCGCATTCCCGTCATTGCCCGCATCCGAGTCGATGTAATAAGTGGTTCCTAGTATCTGTCTGCGACGTGCTGGAGGAACTCCAGTTGTACTTAAAGGGTTCCCATTGTCTTCCTTGTCGACGAGGACATATCCTCGTGCCCTTAGCGAACGCTCCTGTTGGATGCGGGCAATTGACTGCCGGAGTTTAGCAACCTTCCACTGCATCATTAACTCTTGCTCGGCAAACTGGTCGTTAATTGCAGATGCTAATGCGGGACCAGAAAGGACATCCTTCAGCTGCTCGTGAATCTCCCACTTCACGGCATCTGGAAAATCTTGATACTTGGCGTAATCTGCCTGAACACGAGCCAACTTGGCAACGTGCATCTCGTCCATCTGGACAATCTGCCGGTTGTACTTGTGCTCCAGCGATTCCTGCTTGACGTCCTCTACCCAGTGATCATCCCGATAGGTCTGACGCTGGGTCTCCCACGCCTGGATCGCTGCTAGTTTTTCGGCTCGTGTCGGCATCTGTAATCAATCCTGTCCCTCAAAAATGCTTCCGGGGGCGCGCAGGCTGAACGCGCCCCCGGAAAGCCACGCGAGCATTACTCGCACTGGGCGCAGGCCTTAATACAACTGGGCACAGGCCCACCAGTCGATATCGAGGTTGGCGGCCGTGGCATCTGCCGGAGCTAGCCCAATCGTCGGCTGCATGAAATCGGCATCAGCGTCGGGGAACGCGGCATTGGCGATTTCCGTTTCACCAATCTCGGCCTCCTTGACACCGTTCACGAACCACTCCAGCTTGCGGGGGTAGTTGTAGTACCTGAACCCGAGCTTCACCCATGTGTCGGCCACCAGAGTCTCGACGGTGTCCAGGTCGGTGTCCTGTGACCCATCCATGACGGTTCCGCCAGAAACAAGGTACACGGCATCCAGTGCCGTGCTTTCACCAACCAAGTGCTGGAACCCGACAACATCGGTCGCGCCAAGAACATCGGCGGCGAACAACACGCCTGCGGTTCCCGCGCCACTAGCACCACCGTTGGCCAACCCGACAAAGAAGCCGTGATCGCCCGCCACAATCGCTGCGGCGTTCACCCTAATACGACACTCGAACGCAAGGTCCTTCTGGAAACGGAACGGCCCCACATCAAGAGCGTTCCCCAGCTGGAGAACAGCCTCTTCAGCATCGGCATTTGCCGTGAGCCGAACAACACCGGGCGCGTCGACGGTGCTAGCTATCTGTGCGACAGTTGCACCGTTGGTCTCCAGATGAACGTATCCGCCGGTCAGCGTCGTTTCGCTAAACGACAAGAAGTCGTCGAAGAATCCGTATGCCGGGTTGCCTTCACCTCTCGTCCGGAAGTACCCACTACCACTCGGGCAGTTGATCTTGCCCCACACTCTTGACGAAGGCCCAATGCCTTCGGTGTCCTCAAAATAAATCTGTGTCATTGGAAGACTCCCTCCAATAAAAGTAAGTGAAAAGCGGGGGGCGGGGTTTAGCGTCGCACCCCCCAACGACGGCTAAGGAGCTCTTACGCAGTTTCAGTCACGGTTACCGTGCTGTAACCCCGGAAATTGGCCCGGCGGTTGAAGCACACGAGCTGCACACTGTCGTCCATCGCCCGAACTCGCACGTTGCTCATTTCGGGGTGCTGGAACGCCTTCCGCTTCCGCATCATGCGGCCGGCGGCGTAGTAACACTTGAACGACGCCCAGTTCACGCCCAGAATCACTCCGTCCGTGCGAGCGTTCGAGCTGGCGGAATTCGTCCAGGCAGGAATCCAGGTCATCGGAACGCCCCGGATGTAAACCACGCCGCTGTGCGCCGCCATGTCGTCACCGATGTTGTCGTTGCCCAACTGGAGCAACCGGCGACCGGCAGCCAAACGGCTGTGTGTGGTCAGAAGTTCCCAATCGTGACGCTTCTGGTCCACGATGTCCGGTCGTTGAACCGGAGGCTGGAACTGGCAGAGGTCCATCGAATTGATGGTCTTCTCCACGAAATCTTCCCGGTCCACAACCGTGTAGGGGAACGTGCGGTTCCGCCACTGAGCGTATGTCACGGCGGAAATGCCACCGACACCGTTGGATGCCCACCCAACCGGCTCATAACCGTCGAACCCTTCTTCCGAATTGTTCTCGGTGAGCGAGTCGTCCGTCGCCGTGATCCACCACAGCAGTGAAACAGGCGGGAACGGGGATTGCGTCGGACTGGAGGGCCCAGGCCCGAAGATCAAGTCTTCCATGCCGGTGTAAAACGACGTCACCAAATCCTGCTCGAGCGATTCGAGGTAGTCGTAAATCTGGCGGCCGCCGGTGCGGAAGATTTCCTCGTCAATGTCGTAGTGGTAGTTGTTGGTCGTGAGACCCCACTTCAACTCGCCCTCGCTGAGTACGTTCACTCGACTTGAGGTATCCCGGTGATACAGACCGACAACCTGGAAGTTGTCGTTCGTGTTCACCTTGACCTTCCACTTCGCCAGGGAAGTGCTCATCGTGTCCTTCTTCAGGTTGCCCGAAAAGAGACGCGATGCGTACTTGTACTCCTGCAGCGGCAGGGAGATGTCCTGCGCTGCCAGCCGCTCTTCACCAGCGAATTTCTCGTGAATACTTGCTACAAAATCATCAATTTGTTCAATGCCAAGCGCCATAAGGTCGCTCCTTTATTCAGGCTCCGTCAAGCTCCCTGTAGAGACGATCAGCTTCGTCACGGGGGTCCTCCCGCGGATCTTGCGGTCGGGTCACCCCGCCTCCCTGCCGGCCGTTGCTCTGCTTGGAAATCTTGCGAGTCCGTTGTTTGATATCTTTCTTGCCGAGTTCATCCGCGAATACCATGCGGGCCACGCGGTTGACTAACGATTCGGTGATCTCCGTTGGACGCCCCAATTGCTCCAGTCCTATCTGCTGCGCTTTCACCGCAACAATCAAGTCCTGTCGCCGCTGAAGCTGCTTGGGGGTTTCGTTGTCGGTCTTACCGAATAGATCGGTGTGACCCAACTTGTCAACCAAGTTGTCGAAGTGCTGTTCTTCGGCCCTGGCGGTAGATTCAATGAAATGCTCCTCCAGGACTTCCAAACGCGACTCGTACTCCTGACGCTGAGAGTTGTAGTAGTCACGCATTCGCGTGAATTCCGCCACGATCTCCTCGTCGTACACCTCCTTGTCCAACGTGACCTCGTACTGACCGCTTTCCCCGGTATCGGGGTCGTCAGGCGCGGGCGCGTCCTTCTTCGTAAACTGGCCCTTCTCGTTGCGAGTCTGGCCTGCGTCGCCTTCCGATTCGGCTAACGCCTTACGGCCGGCTTCTAACGCACTCTTGTCGAAAAGACGTAACGCCCGATCCAATTCCTCGCGACTGGCGAAATCGGCAATCTCCGATTCATCGATGCCATACGCGGCTGCCTCGGCTTTCACGTCGTCAGTCAACCATTCCTGGCCTTCTAACTCGTCGCCGGTATCCTCGCCTTCGTCGGTCTCGACGTCGGCGGTTTCACTGCCGGAATCTGTCTCGGCAGGTGTTTCTTTGTGTTTTGTGCTTCCAGGCTGCGGTGTGCTAGCCTGTTCGGAAGTGATCTGCGCGTCGGACTTCTCTTCGCCCTTGCGCTCGGCTTCGACTTCCTTCGCCACTTGCTCTGCGTAAGCCTGAATATCTTCGGTACTAGTGCCTTCGCTGACTTCGTTAAGGTCCGTCACTGCCATTGAATCAATCTCCCGTTATTCTGGTTGCGAGCCAAACCGGTCGTCTGGGGTGTATACATCCGACCACGCACCGTCCAAATTGACCTTGTTCCCGCGATACCGCTGCCAACCGCGAGCACCCTGATCTCCGTTGCAGGAATACTCCATCGCACCGTCATCTCGAATGTTGACGCCAGTGAGCAGGCCGCGATCCTTTAGGGCTTGTAGTTTCCTTCGCTCCTCTGCCACTTGGTTCGGAAGCACACCCATCGAATCGGATATACGCGGTTTGTTTTGACGACACGCTGTCGCAATCATCGCCGGGGCGTCCAACCAGTCGTCCTTGGGGGGAAGCAACTTATCAAGTTCTTCCCGCGTCACTTGCTTGCCGTTGTACGTCAGAACGACCTTACTCATGCCACTACTCTTTCGGGGAGTCGAACACAAATTCTGAATCCATCCAGTCCAATACTTCCTTGCACACAGCAATCATCAGTTGGCCATTGGGTGAATTCTTGTCGAAGGCTCTGGTGTCCTCTCGCGCTTCATAGCCAAACCGTGGAGCCAGTCTCTCATACGACTCATGAAAAACCTCGGCCACCTTTTCTGGCAATGGAATCACGCCGGCCTCCTGTTCATTGCATTAGCCATCTGCCCGTTCACTTGAGAACCACCGCCCAGCAAGCTCTGGATCATGGCATTCGATCTCGCCTCCTGGGTGCCTCCCGTGGGGATATTCCGACGCACGGTTTCCCGTGATGTCACAGGACTCTGCCTGACCGTGTTCTGGTCGCCGCCCAACATCTCGGCCGGGTTGGCAAACGTGATGAAACGCTTGAATTCGGGGCGGTTCTTCAATCGGGCGATCTCATCGACAATTGCTTCTGCGTCCAGTGTCGCCCCAGACGCCTGGAACATCGGCCAAAGAGGTGCAAGTTGCTGGAGCGTCTGAAACAGCTCCTGCAGCTTCTGTTCGGGAGTCTTGAAGACCATCGAGTACGGTTCCACTCGGAACTGATAGTCCTCGAATTCGCCCATGCGATAGTCGGGCGTCCAGTCTGAATTGACTTCAATACCGCTATTGCCGACGGGCATCGAAGAGTGCAACTCAAGCGTCTGGTCCTCCCACATCAACCTCCCAAGGTCCAAGATGGCATCCGAAGCAAACGACACAACCGACATCCGCATGTCGGCCACATTCTTCGACAGCTGACCGTGAATCAGTTCTTCCTGGCCTACCGTGGCCGACTGAGCGCCGAGGCCGCCCATCGCCTGAAGGTTTCCGGCTAAACGGTCGTACTCGTCCTGAAGGAATGTAGCCAGCGCCATGTCCCGCTGATCGATGCCGCCCGTCTCAAACTGCTTGATCTGCTCTGGACTCTTGCCTCGATACCACCCGTTTCGATCGGCAGTCCGCAGTCGTTCCGCATCGTCTTCCATTCCCGGCGGGTAGACGTTTACCACTCGATGTGCATCCGAATCCGATTCCATCCTGCGATGTAGGCGATTCTGAAGATCGTGCATCCCCTTCAGGTTGATAGCTGGTGAAGTGGGAATCACATTGTCGGGAGTGTCGCCAAGAGACAGGAACTTGTATGGCCCCGCCTGCGAACCCGTCCAATCGCGTTCGATCAGCGGTTCCAGGTCTTGCTGTTCGCACGCCATCGTGGCGATGGAATTGTTCTCCGCTATCCATACATCCATCAGCCACAGCATCGGTTTCAGGTCGTCGTCTTCCGCTTGACCCCACTCCGAACCGATGTCGCGGGTTGCGCCTGTCTGGTCGTGATGCTGCCGGCTGGTCGGCTTGAGCTTGTCTTTGACCTTCTTCGAGTACCCAGGCTCGTCCATGACTTTTTCGTAGTCGGCCCGGTAGCGATGCCCGCAGTACCGCATCTTGGTCAGCTCTTTGGCGGGCATGTCCAAAATCAGGTCGTCCAACGAGACCCGATTCAGCCACGGCTCTCCAGGATCCAACCAGACATCCTCTTCCGATTCCAGCAGGCCGTGAAATCGCGTGTCCGTGTCGCGCATCATCACCACGCCACAGCCAAGACAGAAGAACGCATCCAGCACAATTTGCCGGAACGTCCTATCCAGATTCATGTCGCCGATGAGCTTGTTTAGATTGACCTCGAACCGTCGGGCGAACGGTAAGGTCTCCATCCGCGGCGTCGAGACCAGCACCTGCGGGTTGTTGGCGGCCAGAGCGACCGTATAAATGCGGGCCGTCTGGTTCATCAGGTTGACAAGCGTCTTGTTGTCAGCACCCGATGTGGAATACCACGAACCCACGTAGTCTCTGATGAGAGTCTTGCGAACCCGGCGAAACGGTTCCATCGCCTCGCGGGACGAGCGAATGGCCTTCAGCAGTCGACCGCGCTTCTCGTCGTTGGCAAGATCAATCATCGCTTCGTTCTTGGGTAATACCCCTTGGGAGTCGGAGGCCCAATCTTTCCGCCTTTCTTGCCATACCCAGAACCCTTCTTAAGCCTGGTCATTGGGACCTTATACTTGCGGCTTCGACGAGCGGGGGCATTGAACTCCTTCGCGGTGATGGGAATCGCCTTCCCCACCTCAGTCGGTCCTCTGGACACTAACTTATGCTTACCGTCCGGACCAACCTCGTACGTATCCATGGTGGCCTTATACATGGGCGTCCCCGAAGCGGCGGGCTTTCTCTTGGTGGTAGACGGGGATTTACCCTTCAGAGTCCTGTACTTAGGCATCGCATCGCCTCGCATCAGAATGCGCAAAGAAAAAGGGAGGCTACGCTTTCGCGCTGCCTCCCATTAGGCTGCGATGAATGGGCATCTCACCGGGGATCAGCCGGTTGTGCCTTGCAAGACAACGCTAGGCGTTGCCTCCCTTTGTTGATTTTCCCGTCATGTGCTGCTGTGACAGCAACTGTCCTCTCGTGTTCGCGGCGTTTACGAGTGCCTGCGTGTACTTGAGTGCTTCATCTGCGGTGCTGTTTGTACGAATCCTGCCAGCCACAATGATGAATGCCTTGTCAGTGTGTTCAATCAACTCTTTCTCGTCCATTCGGTTCTCCCTCCTGGTTTCACCTCAGGAATGGTTAGATCCAGAAAACCCCACTAGGGACCAAGTGGCAGCCACGGGAATCGAACCCGAAATCGTCGCCTTATGAGAGCGATCGAGGCCCAGCCTCGCCAGCTGCTTCAGTATGTTTCAAATGAGAAAAACCGCCCATCATGGTGAGGTCGCCATTCATCCTGTCGTACTCGTCACTTAAACCCTTGGTTATCGTCTGTGGCGGAAGCTCCTCGCCTACCACAAACCAGTCGATATCAATTCCATGAGCGTCACGCATCCGAAACACAATCTCTGAATACAGCCTGCTCCCGTGGAGGCAAAAGCTGCGCCATGCCGTCTTTGCTTCCAGGTCCACTCTTTCAGTCATCGGCTGTCCGCCAAACGTGACTGAGTGCAAGCTGGCATCCGACCTCGTCCGAATAACCCAACTGTACCCACCGCTCTTGATGGTGAATTCCGACTCCCAGGGATCCGGACGTTCAAAGCCGAGCGCCTTCAAGGGGCGAACTAACGGTGCCAGAAGCACACCTAACAAGGCACCCCGGCGCGTCATCGTAAAGCGATCTGCTTCCATCATTACCAGCCAACCACGTCTCGAATTCCCCAATCAGGACCACCGGATTTGACTCTTCTTCGTTCCTGCTGCTCCCGCCATAGAAAACTCCCATACTCAGGAGTTTGCCCAGTTTCTTCGCTCGTGTCAATCTTGTTTACCGCATTGTCGGTGTTAAACACCAGCCAACAGCCAGCTGAAGATATGGCCCGATCTCCATGGTTCTTCTCGGTCGCTCCCTTGTTTTTCGTCGGCGCATGAATGATTTTGTCACCGTCCCACTCGTATTCACCGCACTCAGTTATCATTTCTGCCGACCGCGGAATGTACCGCCCTGTTTCCATCGCCAAGGCCATTTGCTCGAACATATCGGCCTTGTCGGGGTCTCGGCACGGCCAGCCGGGCTTGCGGCTTTTCTTCTGCGAGCCCAACTGCGTTACGTCCCGGAAGAATACGTTGCCGTAGTAGAGGACTTCCATGACTTCCTTGGCGAAACCGCTGGACACCCCGGAATCTTCCCATCCCAACAAGGCTTTTCGCAGCCATAGGCATATCCCGACCACCCGGCGAGCGAACGGTCGCGGCTCGAGCCCCTTGATGGCGTATTCCACCACCTGCTCCCCAGTTCGGTCATCCAGCGCCGACAGCACTGAATTAGAGGAATAGGCACCCACACCACCCGAAGCAATGTCGCAGCCCACCGTGAACGGACCCAGCGGTGGAGCATTGTCGATGCCCGGCCTGAACCACAGTTTCAGCGGCCCATCGTCGCGAGGAATCAGACCCTGGAGCTTGAGCGTTTCCGAGTCAAAGACTGGCGTTCCTTGCCACACTGGGGGCTTGCAGTGTTGGCGTTTCACGCGATCTAACAGGTCTGCAGAAAACACCTTACCGACAGCCCCTCGCGGATCCATGTCAAGTTCGCGGGCAATGTATCGTGGAGTGGCACCGGGCTGAAGACGATGGGCGTTGTACCAGGGACTCAAGACCCGGCCTTCCATCTTGTGGCCGCGACGTTCGATCGACTTCAACTCTCGCTGGTGGGACGCAATGTATTCATCAACTTCGTCCTGTTCTTCGGGCTTCAGCGCCTTGGCCACACCGTCATTCACGACATAGCTCAACCGCGAATGCAGCGGATTGTCCTTCCAGTCAAGCGTATACACTCGCGAGTTGTCAGGGTCTGTCGCCGACTCAAAGAATACGCCCGAATCGACACCGAACGTCGACACAAGAAATACTGCATTAGAAACATGGGATACTGAGCTGAGTACCTTGAAATCGCGATTGGCCGCGATGAACTCTTCACTACCCGGCTCATCGAAGCAGAATAGGCTGGTCCTTCCTCCACGGGCCACATCGCTCGTTGCCGCGTAACCGCTCCACCCTGATCCGTTCGGCAGGCGGATCACATGCTCCGTCATGTTCCGCTCGTATCCGTCCGGAAGCATCCAGACAGGCAACCCGTCCAACATTGCCGCAATCTTGAACAAAATCGCACTGTCATCGACACGGCTATCAACAAGTTGCTCATTTCTCGTCACAAGCCCAACCGTGAATCCAGGCTCTTTCAGGGCGCGGCGAATGGTAACTGCCATGTAGGCAGCAGTTCCACCTTGAGCCCTGCTTTTTTTCAACGTCAGCGAAACAGGCTGCTCCGTGTGCATCGCCTCTTCGATCGTCTCGTCCATCGCCAGAATCACTGGCTCTTGATGCGGCCACAAGCAAAAAGGCTTCCTCTTAATCTTGGCCCGAGGCTCATGCACCCAGAGGAACGCCGCACAGAAGAACAGAACATCTTCCATGGCGGCCTGATACAAGGCATCCCTGAATCGGATGTCCGTCAATGCCCGCTCGCGGCAGCGAATGCGCCACTTCAGATTGGCGATCGGGTCTTTCGGAACCAAATCATAAAAAGGAGCGACCATACAGGAATTGTGCTGTATGGTCGCTCACTGGTCAATTCACTCGTGCTTCTGACAAGAGGCCATTCGGTATCATCTTTTTTATCGACCAGAAGCACAAGTCACATTGCCACAATCACGACCACGGTCGGTATCAGGTCGGCTGTCGAACGGGCAACGTTCCCATCGGCATCATTCACGCACTCGCCGTGGCACACCTTCTTGGTCGGCATCAAGAGGGTAATCGTGCCACCGATTCCACAAATCCCGAACAAACCGTTTCGCCGCCAGCAATTGAGCATGCCGATGAGGGTGAAGGGCGACCTCTCCCGTTCCCTTGCAGTTCTGGCATTTCTTCCGGCCAACCTTTCCCGTGCCCTCGCACTTCCCGCAGATCCACCACTCGGGATGAGTTTCACGAGTCCGCTGCTTGGCCTCGTCGTAGCGTTTGCGGTAAGGACCCTCACCATTCTGCCGAACAATGTTCTCCTTCAGCTGCTGCATCGTGGCGTGCCGCTGAGGACTGTAGCCCGCCTCCTCCCAGTCCTCCGAGGTCAGTCCTTTCTCCAGCCTCCAGCGACTCGGCATCATCGTCTTGCCGTCCTTTGTGATCGGCGCACCGAACATCCGCCTCCACAGCTTTGCAGGATTTGGGTAATTGAAGAGATTGCCCGCTTCACCAATAATCGTCGCCAACATGCCAAGGCTGATGCCGCGAGTTTCTGGTTCATTGAACCACGGAGCGACCGGCAGTTGTCCCGCCAAACGAACCATCTCGTCCATCAACCCATTTTCGTAATCGGCCCATGCCTTGCGGGAAATCTTAGAAACACGGACGACCCCAGCGACACGCGTGCGTTCGGTATCAACGCGCGAGTCGTCGCCAGAATCGTCCGCAGTAGCACGTGGGTGCTCGGCATCAGCGATCTCGTCGCCTTCGCCCTGGACACTGTCACCATCGCAATCAGGTGAAGACTCGTCCTCAGCGGCAAAGTCCACATCGGCATCATCGGTAGCAACGCCACTGTCTATCTCTTTGATCAGCTTCCCCGCCTTCTTCCACAGCTTCTCCCGCTCGGCTTCCGAGGGAAGTCCCGTGTGAAAACCGCACGCATTCCAGGCAACGAATGCGGTGATAGCGTTTTCTCCGCGGACGCTTTGCTTTAATGCAAAACGACGCTGGCGTTCCAGGGATTGGAGGGAGCGGCAGAGTGAGTCCACAAATCCATCCTCGGAATCATGCTTCAACTCACCACTCTGCCGCACCTCCTGGGCACCTGAAACTTCGGCAACAGGGCTGGCTTCGCCATTCCCATCTCCATTGGCACGTGCGTGGTCGGTATCAACGCGCGCGTCGCCATTGCCAGCACGTAGAATCTCGGTATCAGACTCTCTGTCGCCAGCTCTTTTCTTGATTTGCCGTTTCTTGGTAGACATCTCTTTCTCCTTAGCATGGGCTCTGTCGGTAACAACGATGATCTCGCTTCGGGCACGGCAACCTCCCTCTCGGCATCAGGGTTCGGGTCGCCATGCGTGACACAAAGGAAGTCGGTTACATTCGGGCCGTCGTCACGCAGCATCTCGTCCTAACTGTTTCGCAATCTTCTTGAACATCGCCTCAACCTCACGTTCTTTCAGACACTCCCGGACAGTACCTCCCTTTTTCGTGGAACAAGCCTTATAGCATTCGCGACACAAAGCCGCGTTGAACACCGAACCCGCCGCCTTCTCATCTTCCGCCTCTGCGAATGCAGGCAAGTCTTCCTTGTCGATGTCTCCCAGCAGCCAACCTGAAATCGTGTGCTCGAATACCGATTTCCGATACACAGACTCGGCCACATCACCCAAGGCTGAAGACGCACCAACCTTCCCTGGCCCGCCATAACCACCGTTGGCCTTTCGCATCTTTCGGTTGGAAACATGCCGAGCGAAATGTATTTGCTCACGCAAGGCACGATCGACCAATTCAGCAATCCATTCCGGTAACTGCGGGATTTTCAGGCGACGCTTCACCGCCGACATCGCGCCTTCAATGTCGTCAATGTGTCGCATGGCACATTCCTGACACGCTCGCAAGACTCGTTCTTCTAAAGCCATTTCATTCCTCCGTGGAAGACAACTGCCCTTTCGGTAACACAACATTCCTCGTCACTTGACAGGTAGGTATTCGGTAACACGAGATGCATCGTCATTTGGCGGCAGGAAAGAAACCGTAAACATCGGAGCTCTCGCCACCAAAAAAAACCGCCGAATCACCATGCGTTGGCTCCGGGAAAGAGGCGCACAGCAAAACGGCGGCTATGTATCTTTGAGCTTTCCCGGAGCCTCCAACGATGAATCTATCAGACTTGCGGTGCGGGGTCAATACCTATCCTCGTTCCAGGGCCTCGCCCAAATCCATCTGCTTCAGCCGAGCCCGCAACGTGGACTCCCGAATTCCATACAAACTCGCCCAGGCCACAAGCGTTCGCCTCTGCCCCTTCCACTCCAGCCCGCACCGGCCACAGGACTGTGTGTGCCCGCTCCGCAAGTGGTCAAGCCTGACCGTAACCCTCTGGCCGCACTGGCACTTGCACAAAAACTGGCGTTTAGACGCATGAGACTCGACCTCGAGAATCACTTCCAGGTCGCCGAAGGATGTGCCGGGAATGATATTTAGGCGTCTCATCGCTAGGCTGCCACTTAGGGGTCTGGAGGTTCGGGTGGGCCAGGAAATACGTTCTCAAAACAGGTCGCAGCATCGTTGTAGCGACTCTCAGCTAGAGCCCACCAAATAATCGCCCAGTCGTAATCAGGTGGGTTCTCGTAGTAAGCGAGCAGCCCGTTGTGGTAGTAGGCGTTCCCCTCGTTGAGCTTCATGACGCCAACCACATATGTCTGAACCGTCTGTGGATCGACGGGCGGTGTCTGCTCTGCACACCTTTCTTCCGCCCAGCCTTTTTCAGCAACTGCTACCGATTCAGCATTGCGAGCGTAAATCCTTTGCTCATCGGCCAGTTCCTGGTCAGTCATTCCTAAGACACTAACAGCGGTCAGTAACAACCCAATCATGTCTCATCTCCTTTGGTATCGAACGTCACCTGGGGACTACCTTCAGTCAATTTCAGCAGTCGATTGACCTCTGCCCTCAGCCGCTCAATCTCGTCAGCCTGTGACTTCCACGCTTCGAGCAAAAGCAAACTGTCACGCCTACTTTTTTCGATCTCCGAGATACTGCCCCGGAGCAACTCAGTCAATTCTCCAGGACATGGAAACTTTGATCTGAGAGCTTGTTTTGCACGTTCAACTAGGTCCATCGCTCACCCTAATATCTCTAGTAGAGCCCTCGAAACCAGCGGGAAAAAACTTTCGGCTTTCCCACAACTCATTGTTCAGCCGCTCGATCTCTTTCTTCAGCCGCTTGATCTCAACAGCTTGACCGTCTGGCTTGTTGGCGAACCAGGTGACCTCCTCTTTCAGTTCTACGTTCTCAGCCCGCAGACGCTCGATCTCGTCGGCTGCTTCGTCGTACAAATCACGTTCAATCCCGGATCGCAGTCGCTCGGCCAAGTCACTCATCGCTCACCTCCTCCCTGCCAACCAGCGGCGGCTGCATAGCCAACCAACACGGAAATCACGATGGCTGCAATCAGGTTGTATTCATGCTCAGTCACCCTAACAAACAACGACGACAAACCAGCGGCACCGACAAAGGCAACCGCTCGACACGCAGCACGAAAAAACGACAGCCTGTTACTCATCGCTCACCTCCCTCACCAACCCCAGTGCTTGCTCTGCGATTTTTGCAAGAGTAGTAGGTGTCACACAAACCGCTGCACCAGTCCCGCCTTTTGATCGTGCAACTATGGCTGCAAGAGCAGCCCGCAGCCGCTCGATCTCGGCATTGAGTCTCCGGATGTGTGCGATCTCGTGCTGTACCACCCGCGCCACTTCGTCACTCATCGCTCACCTCCTCGCTGAATCAGGGCCGCGGTTCGGCCGGTTCGGCCGGTTCGGCCGGATCAGGAGGCCCTTCAGGGTCCACTCCAATCTCCGCCGTGTCGTCAACCGGATCTGGAGGACCTTCGGGATCATCTGGACGTTCGGGTTCGGCCGGGTCCACCGCGGCTGCCACGCTCTCCTCCAATTGCTCAAGCCTGTCCAGAACGTGCTCCAACTGAGATTCCAGTAGCAACACCCTGTTAGCCAAAGTCATCACTGCTTGCTCCTTCTAAATACCTGTGAAACCACAACTAACGTGAAGGCCGGGTAGCCCTCAGCTTCAGAATCGCCGCGCAGATAGCCAGAGCGGGAGTTTCGCCCTCAGAAACTGGAATGCAGTCTTCGGGCATGCTTACTGGGCGAACTTGCCACTTCGGGCAATAGTGATCAATCGTATGAAAGTCAAACAGCCCCACCGCTTCCGCCGCCGCAAACGCTGCATTCAAATCCGTGCTTGGCTGGAACCTTTCTGGAATCGCAGATGTGCCATCCCGTGGATCAACGTAATACTCCACATCGCTGCCCAGGACTCGCTGCGTACAAATCAAACCAATCACACCTGCCACCGCACGATCCAACTCCACTCCCGCCTTGATCTCAATGTCAGTTGTCATCACTCGCCTCGTGGAATGATCCTAAGTTGCTCCAGCCGCTTTACCTGCCACATTATCTCCTGTGGCTCGTCACCAACTCTCCTCGCTTCACGCCTGGCCTCTCTCGCTGCGTACTCTGCTGCGTCTTCATAATCCGGGTTGCAAGTTGCACTGACAGCGTTCAGCGCGCCGTACCATGACAACTGCTCTCTGATAGAAGCGGAAATCTCTTCTGTCGAGCCAGTCGGTGTGACTTCGCTTTCAATGAACTCGCGAGACACTTCATCTTTCAGTTCGCGGGCTGCCTCGATCTCGCTCTCTGGCGCGCGCCCCTCTGCAACTGACCGCACTTTCCGAATCACTTCCCAGTTGCGTTGATCTGGTTCTCTACCAGAACTCATCCATCTATGTAGGGCGCGTACTGCGCAATCACAAGCAAACAACCGCAGGGCCATTTCCCTGCTCCGGTAGTGGTCCATAGTCATTTCCCCAGCTCCCGTTTCGCGACCGCTTCCAGCCGCTGCCGAATCCAGGAACTTTCCTGAATGCCAGCCTTCTTCGCCGCGAGGCTAATCAGCTTCTTCAAAGACTCGTCGCTCCGAATGTGGATGTGACTCGATTTCTGTGCTGTCTTCTTTGCCATCGTCACCTCGACGGATACACGTAAATCGGCTTGTTGTAGTATCTGCTGCCTAGACCGTAAGGATTCCGAATGCTCTGCGGTGAATATGGACTGCCGAAACGTCCGTACGGGTTGCTCACCGAATCCCGCCTGTACGGGTTCACACTGAACTCCCCGTAATACCTCCCTCCCGACCACAACTGCGGCGGACGAGTCGCGTACGGATTCGACCACGACTCATTGCTGAATCTGCTCCCGTAGCGACTGTAAGCGTTAAAAAGACCGTCCGGCCGAAAACGACTCCCCGCACCGTACGGGTTCTCAAGAGACTGCCCGTCGTAAGGACTCACACCCCATGCACCGACCTGGCCAAAACACGTCCCACCAAACAACAACACCAGTAAAAACACTATCCTGCTCATCTCACCCCTCCCAAAACTAGAGTTGTGTTGACATTGTCACCAGCCGCAGTATAGTCGGCAACTAGAGGAATGCAACTCACAACCACACGGAAACTATCATGAACGACACGTCAAGATCACCGTTCCCTGAGTTGGTCGCCAAAAACCTGCTCGAAGACTGGCTCTGCAAACTTGCCAATATGAGCAACCTTCCACGCACTCGGGAAACCAATTCCAAAGTGCTGGATCACCTCCAACTACTCGATGGTGGCGCTTTCGAGGACACGTACGTGTTTGACGTAGACTTGATGAAAGATGGGGCCGAAATAGACATCAAAACCTTTGATGAAGATTGCCTGCAACCGCTACAAGAATTCGCAGACTGGGCTCGAGAATGGTTGGGCGGCAGATTTTATTTGCGGTTCAACGTCTTTCTCTTCCATGCAGCAACCACTTTTTCCAATACCAACCAGGAGACACCATGAAACCACTATGCCTCTACCACCGCTCTGACCTGGACGGAAAATGCTCCGGCCACATCGTCTCCAGATTCGTCGAAGATGTTGAACTACTAGGCGTCGAATACGGTGACGAACTGCCCTGGAATCAGTTCAATAGCCGCACTATCTACCTCGTCGACTTCTCGCTTCAGCCATGGTCCGATATGGAACGACTCGCCGAGGTCTCCGAACACCTCATCTGGATCGATCACCATAAATCCGCACTCCTCGACTACGACGAATCCGGACTGAATCTCGACGGCCGCCTAGATACCACAAAAGCCGCCTGTGAACTCTGCTGGGAATTCTTCACCAGCAAACCAATACCCAAAGCCGTATACCTGCTCGGAAGATACGACGTCTGGGACCTCGCTGCAGATGATCTCGTCCTACCCTTCCAAATGGGCATGAGACTCCAACCCTGGAGCCCAGACGACAAACAATGGGATCTGTTCTTCCAAATCGGATGGGAAGATCACCTCTTCCCTATCGTCAGAGACGGAAACGTCATCCTCAAATACCAAGAAAACACCAACCGACGTATCATGGCCAAAGCCTTCGAGCACGAGTGGGAGGGATACCTCTTCCTCGCCGTAAACGCCGGGGGACTCAACTCGCAAGCATTCGAGTCCAGATACGATCCAGATGAACACCACGCCGTCATGGCCTTCTTCTACGACGGCTCCCAAAAACAATGGACCGTTTCCATGTACTCCCCAGATCAATCTTCGGACCTGTCAGGACTAGCCAAAAAGATGGGCGGAGGCGGTCACGCTGCCGCTTGCGGGTTCCAAGTCAATTCCCTCGCTCAAATCGGACTAAACGACGAGTACTAAACTCACATGACACTCATCCTCGACCGTGACGGAGTTCAAATACACCAAGGCGATTGCCTCGAAACGCTCGCCAAGCTCCCCAATCGCTCCGTTCACTGCTGCGTCACCAGCCCTCCATACTGGGGACTCAGGTCGTACGGCACTGATCCATCGGTCTGGGGCGGCGATATGAGCTGTGAACATGAGTGGGAATCCGTCTCGCACTATGGCGGCGGCGGGCAGCCTAGCGATAAACAACGGTGGCAACACACCGGATCTGGCCCAAGCGGACACCCCAAAGTCGAAACGGGCACTTGCCAACTCTGCGGCGCCTGGCTCGGTTCACTCGGGCTCGAACCCACCCCCGAACTCTACGTTCAGCACATCGTCGAAGTCTTCCGGGAAGTACGCCGTGTACTACGGGACGATGCCACACTTTGGCTTAATCTGGGGGATTCATACGCCACAGGCGCCGGCAAGGCCAATAACCCTGGAAGCGATGCCCGGCCTCGAGGTGATCGACCCGGTTCGGCCGCCGGAAAGGCCGAATACGCCGACTTCCCCGCCTGCCAGCCCAATCGAATGCCCATCGCCGGTCTCAAACCTAAAGACCTCGTCGGTATCCCCTGGCGAGTAGCCTTCGCACTCCAAGCCGATGGCTGGTTTCTCCGCCAGGACATCATCTGGGCAAAACCAGCTCCCATGCCCGAATCGGTTCGGGACCGCTGCACAAAAGCCCACGAATACATCTTCCTGCTCTCTAAGTCCCAACGGTACTACTTTGACTCGGAGGCGATCGCGGAGCCATCAACCGATCCAGAGTCATACCGGGCCAGGACACCAAGGAATGAGGACGCTGGATATCTTTCTGACAAGGATCGAATGCGAACGCGTGTATGTGAATCGGCGAACGGGAAGAGTTACCCAACCCGAAACAAACGCTCCGTATGGACTGTAAACACCAAACCATACCCCAAGGCCCACAAGGCCCACTTCGCCACCTTCCCACCAAAACTAATCGAACCCTGCATACTAGCCGGATGCCCCGCTGCCTGCTGCTCAAAGTGCGGCGCACCGTGGGTTCGCGTCACCCAGCGGGTCGACAAGGGCTACGACGGCAGCCGATATGGTGAAAACGCCGTGAACGCCACCGGTGGGGCAATCTCTGGCGGGACAGACAAGAGTACCCTCGGCAGTAGCGGAGGAAAACTCACAGGGGCTACCGAGACGATGGGATTTGAACCCACCTGCCAGTGTGGCGAGGGAAAAGCCCATGGTACCGTCCTAGACCCGTTCCTAGGCTCCGGTACCACCGCCGAAGTCGCGCAATCACTCGGAAGACGATCCATCGGTATCGAACTCAATCCCGATTACTGCTCCCTCGCCGCCGATCGATTCAAACAACGGATACTCTTCCCATAAGGGTGCGGCTTCCATACACCATTTCCTAGGACTCCCACCCATAACCACTAAAACACCAACTACCAATAAACATGGACCCGGTGACGCAAGCTGAAAATCTCTTGTCAGTACAGAGGTATATACGCAGGGGACCCGGCGGCCGGCCGGGGGGGTCCGGTTGGGTTTCCGGCCGAGATGGACCGCCGCGGCGCCGAGCACCTGGGCCGGCAGCTCCACCAGGCCCACCCCACAGCCCACCGCAGCGGCCACAGCTGCGACCCACGAGCCACCCCACCCCACCAGCCACGCAGCAGCCCTATGGCCTGGCCACCTCACCACTTACGCAGCCCACCCACCACGCACAGCCCACAGCCCTGCGCCCATGGGCCACACCACACACAGCACACACCACCACCACACCCACGGCGCCCGTGACATGGGGGTGAACCGGGAATCGGGGTCAGCCACCCCAGCACCATGGCGCAAGGACTTAGGAGCCAAAAGGCGCATTGTGCGCGTCCTTATGGGGGGGGTGCTAGGCGTCCGCGAATCGGGGATAGGACGGGGATAGGGCGGGGATAGGGCGGGGATAGGGCAACGTGTCAGTCGTCGGCTTCCATGTCGGCCAGCAGATCGCGGACTTCCGAAATGGCCAGCTTTTCCCGGCGGATGTGGGCGGCCTCGTCCTCCTGGGCGGCCGTCGCGCGGGCTGCAATGTCGCAGTACTTGCTGTAAGCCCGAATCGAGGTTTCCAGCCAGCCGATGGCGGCCTTTGACGGTGCCGGCCGATCAGCTCGGCTTAGATCCACCCGAACGGCCCCGCCGGGCAATTCCTCTACCACGTCGATCCGGGAAGACTGCACCCATTGAATCTCGGAGGCCAGGCTGGCGTTCGACTGCAGGGCTGGCCAGCCGGCAGGTAGGGCACCGAGCCCGGAAACGCCGGCCGGGGCGGGTTCCGGGGCCTCGAGCGGTTCGGGCTCTGGGGCTTCCGGCTCCGGTTCGGGGATCGGCTCCGGCTCGGGCATTTCCAGGTAGGCCGGGTCAACACCAGGAGGTGGGAACTCAGCCAGAACAACCCGCCAGGCATGATCGGCCGCAGACGCACGGGTCAGACCAGCCGCAACCCCCTGACGTATCAAATCTTTCCGTCGTCGGTCAACCTCCCAGCGGCGACCCTCCAGAATCCAGCGATTGGTGGCCTGGGATCGTGTCTCCTCGCGCGCGAAAGGAAGGCCACCCGGCGAATCCTGCCCCGCGGCACCGTCACCGGCCGGAGTGACGCCCCCCGTTTCGAGTTGTGGCGGTTCAGTCTGATCCTGTTTGGTTGGTTGTCGCGTTGGCTGTCCGGTTGCGTTGTCTTGGTTGTTCTCTAGGGTAGCGTTGGAAGTGGCGTCGGAAACGGTCGCGGCTGGTCGCTTGCAGGGCTGGGGCTGGGGCTGTGGTTTCTTCTTTGGGGGTGGCTGTGGGGGTTGTTCAGCTTCGGAAACAGCCGGGGTGTGCACCAGGGGCGCGCTTTTTCGCTTGCGTTTGCTCACTTGGTGTTCCCTCCTTCACCGAACTGCGCGACTCCGAGCCCCTCAAAGAACGCCTTTGCGGCGGTGTGGGCGTCTCGAGCCATCTGGCGGAGGTGCTCGGGGTCGTCTGCGGCGGTCTCCCCGACCTGGAACCCACACTCCGGGCAGACGTGGTGCCCCCCCAGGTGGTCGGCTGCCAGGCGGGAGTAGATCTGGAGGGAAAGAGCCTGCACCGCCTGGGAAATGGCGGCCTCGGTGGCTTTCCTCTGCTGGCCAATCGTGGGCACCGGAATACCGAAGGGTGGCGAGTTTCGACCGTTCACGGGCTCTCCCCTTATTGAGACTGGCCAGAATTCTGGCAGGTGTCCAGCGTCGAGGGGCCGGGAGATCGTGCGTTAGGCGGCCTCTCCGGGCCTCTGATTGGGGGATTATAGCCGGAAACGGCCCCGAGTCTCAATAAGAGCCGGTTTTTGGGTTGTAGCCGCCGTCTGGTTCTGAAAACTGATTTTCAGGTTTTTCAGCGGAGGAAAGGATAGCGGCCGCCAGTTCCGAAACGGTCTGCCCGGTAGCGGCAGCGTGCGCCCGAAGGCGCGCGGCTGTGCGGACCGGCACGTATACGCTGATCGTTTCCATGGGCTCCGGGTGTGCCGGCGGGCGACCTGCTCCCGGCCTGCGTCCGCCGTGGCCTTGTTTTCCCGCTGTTTTTGGGGTGTTTTGGGGCATGGCTGAATTATCTTGATTTTCTTTGCGGATTCATGTGGACACGGCACGAATAGTGTATATGATTCACTGTTGACATTCAAGACATGGGCGCCAACCATGACCACCACACAAATCAGCCCCGCTCGATTCCCCTCTACCCGGTTGGCGCCTGGTTTGGAATTCGGGCGGGGCTTTCTCTTTGGAGCAAATGAGCATGTACCACGTAACCTGCTGCAATGGCTACTATTCCGTAGGGTCAACCAGCGACCCGAACAAGGCGGTTGAAATCGCCCGCGCCACGCCCTCAAGTCCGCCCCCGTACGACCACGCCACCCGGACAGGAATGTACGACCGATGACCACAAACAGCCCACAAGAAGAAGTCTTGGCGCTGGCGTTCGCGCTTACTCAGCTCTGCAACATATGCGACGAAGACGCCAGCGACGGCCTGCTATGGGCGGAACGGGTGGCCGCTGAAGTCGCCAAGGCGCGGAGGCTTTTAGAACTGATCGACGCCCGCAAGTACACCCGACAGGAGCCCTGAAACGATGACCACGACCAACGAACACCTTTCAACGGATTCCCCAGGCTGGGCGCCCATGTGGGAAGCTCTGGCCGACGCCACCGGCGACCGTGCCGACTATTGCCCCGAAACCAACGAAGTGTGGCAGTACATGGGCACTTACGACGGCGCGCACCAGTTCCGCCACCGTCACCGCCCCGAGAGTTGCCCACCGATCAAGGGCTTTGCTGGAAAGCACTGCGACCGGGTTTACTTGCACCTCGACGCGGAAACGCTGCGAGTGACGCGGGTACACGTTCGGCTTTACCTCGACGACTCGGCCAGTATCTACGCCGGGCACGTTCACGGGCCGGGCAACACGCCACCACGGCCAAGCGGCGGCAGCTCCGACATTACCGGGGAGGAACACGAGCGCATGAACTGCCCGCGCTGCGGCGGCAATCACCCCCTGCGAGACTGCCCGCGCCCCGATCAGGAGCAATTCGAGGCCAATTGCGGCGGCGCTTTCGATGGCTTCAACCGTTACTTCCGACGCTGACCCAGGACTCTAAAACCGTCGCAACGACGGCAAGGAACCCGAAACCATGACCACGACACGCAAACGCCGAAACTGCCGATTCTGGGCCTACGTCAACGGCGGCCCGGTCAAGATCACCCTCAAGCCCGGTCAACGGCTCGAACACTCCGAGGGTGGCCCCACCGATGAGGGCTGGCATTGTGACTCCACCGCCTGGGAATACCCCGCAGACGAGGCGGCAGTGTACCGCGAATGGTGCAGCGATGGCCGCGACTGCGACGGACGGCTTACCCACAGCGGGGAGGATCGGTGCCCACTCGATCAGCTCGACGCGGGCAACGTGCCGTATGTGACCGACGAAGACAACCACGCCACCTGGTGGGGAGTGATCTGGCCTGACTGGCAGGAACACCGGAACCACGGGGGTACGACGAATACGCCCAGGCTGCCGGCTATTGAGTGAGCCGAGGACACGCGGCGCGACGGTCGCGCCGCGTTCCTCGTTTCATTCCGAAACGACCGGCTGGGCGGTTTCCCAGCGACCACGACCGGAGGCCACGACAGATGACCACGACCTTCCAAATCTACGTAGACCGAGGCAACGGCCTGGAACTCGACGGATGCTGGGGCAGTGAACATGCCCAATTCGAGAGCCAACAGGAAGCCGCAGAAGCCGCCCAGCACTTACACAACTGCTACCCGGACTGTGAATGGGTGGTAGTGGATGAATTCACTGAGAACGAAATCCTACGCTTGCCCACCTCACCACGACCTTAGGAGGGTTAGAACATGGGCCTCGACATGTACCTGTACAAGAGAACGTATGTCAAAAACTGGGATCATTACCCAAAAGACGAGAGACACCACGTCACAGTGCGAAAAGGTACCGCCTTACACCCTGAAATTAAACCAGAACGGGTGTGCTACATCATTGAACAGGTGGCCTACTGGAGGAAGGCAAACGCCATTCACAGGTGGTTCGTGGAGAACGTCCAAGACGGAAACGATAACTGCGGCGAGCACTACCTTGAAAGGGACCAGATAGAAAGCTTGGTCAATCTCTGCAAAGAAGTCTTGAGCACCGTCGAGACCGTCGAGGGCGATGTCAGCACCGGGACCAGTTACTACCCTGATGGCCGGGTTGAACATCACTCAAAGCGTGGCCCAAAAGTCGCTCAGGTGAGCATTGCAGAGGACAAGCTGCCCACGCAATCGGGGTTCTTTTTCGGTGGCACAGAATACGACGAATACTACCTCGAAGACCTCAAACAAACGGTAAAGATGCTCGAGCCGCTGCTTGACGAGACGGAAGGCGATTTTTACTACCGTTCTTCGTGGTAAATCTGATGACCTAACAGAGAAGGAACACGACGATGGAAGATGCATTAGTTGAACTCGCCCACGCCGCAATCAGCGGCGCTTGCTGGCTGGCCGCCGTTTACTGGATCGGTCGCCCGCTCGTCTTATTGGGTATCGACCTGGCGAAAGCCAAGTACATTCCGACACCACCGCCACGCCAGAAACCCCGCGAGGTGACACCATGATCGCTGAAACGATAATCAGCCTATCGGTGCTCATCACGGCCGGATTCGGGCTGGCCTACTGCGTCGCCGTTCTTACGCGAGACGAAACAGGCTAGGGATTCGTCGTGGTCTCCCTAGCAGCGCCGGGTCGGTCACTGAACCGGCCCGGCGTCTTTTTTACCCCCGAACGGAGCACAAAATGAAAACTGTAGCCAGCCAGCTCAGCGTACAGATCGGCAACCTAAGAGCCGAGAATCACGAACTGCGGATCAACACGACCCACCTGGAATGGTTGCTCGCAAACGCGCACGAGTCGCTCCAGGAGCAGACCGCCGAAATCGAGCGGCTGAGGAACCTTCTAATCGAGCGAGAAGTCTGCCCCGACTGTGGGAACATGACCGTCGAAGTGGACGAGGATGGGCGCTGGTTCTGCACTTCGGGATTGCCAGGCTGCCAAAACAATGACGGAGGCTAACCATGCTGGAAACTATCGGACTCGTACTGTTCCGATCCGCGGTCATCACCGGCCTGGGGTTGACCCTTCTGTGCCTCGTAATCTGGACCGACGAATGAACTACGAGCACTCGGGACACAAGCATTTCTGCTGCCCCTGATCGTCTTCGACGATTACGACGTTCGCCCACCACCAAATCCGCCAGCAGTTATGGCAACGGATACACGATTCGTACGTCTCGCCGCCGCTGACGGGACAGCGGGGGGTTCCGTCCCCATGAAATCCCTCGTGTTCTGTCGTACCGGGAATCACCGGCAGAATTCTTGGTACAGCCCCTCCGCTTCCCAGGTGTAATACTCCGCAATCCATGCGTAGTAGGCTGCGTTTCCCCAGTCCTGAGCAGCGAAATACCCGTCAGATAACGCCATCGCGCTATCGGCCCCAATCATGTAGTTTTCTGCTGGATGCCAGTAATTCTCCATATCAAACTGCGTCGCTGGGCCGGTCTGTGGGTTCTGGCTACGCTCCTCGGCCTCATCCCTCGCGGCGCTCGCAAATCCGAATCCAACAGCGGCCTCGTGTCTTTGCTGAGTAGCCTGCATTTCACTCGGCGTGCTCATCATGTCAGCGAGACGATCCCCGCCTGTTGCCGAAAGCCACCGCTCCATCCGCTGCAACTGGTCGATACCGACGACCAGATTGATGTCGACGGCTTCTGCGGACGAACACACGCCCACGATCAGTGCTGCTGCGATCAGTGCCGTTTTCATGGTTTTTCTCCAGAGAACCACCATACCCGTTACTGCAGCTCGTCGTATCATCTCATTCCCCTTTTTTGGATTCCTCGAGCCTCTCGCGATAAGCGTTGTCAGCCTCGTACGATTTCTGTGCTGCTCTGTACGGCTCTAGCTTTGCAACCTCAGACCGTAGTCGCTCGATTTCGTCGGCTGCTTCTTGTAGGTATGCACAGGCATAGCCGTTGGGCAAAGTCTGAGCACACGCCCTTAGCCGTTCAACGATGTAGTCGCTCACGTTAACCTCCCTATGCGTTTCTGTACTTTCGTCCCCTTCACCAGAATCAGCCACCCCTGCTCCCGAAACACGTACGCACCGCTGACGTTGTGCTCGTACCGCTCAAAGCTCAGGCGCCGGCGAGTAGTATGTGCCCGCCAGCGCTTCGCGACATCCGTCACCTTACACACTGAAAGGAGCGTACCGGCTGGAATCTCGAAGCGATCACACACAGAACAACAACTCCTCCGACGCTCTCGTGGCCGCTGTATACCGCCATCGATCGAGCAGGCTCAAACTCAACAACAACGTAGTCTTGCATAGCTTTCCCTCTCAATGTCTTATCGACGAGGTATGAACGTCGTTTGTGCTAACCCGGCCCAGGAGTTCGCAGGACAACCCGTCAGCGCAATGCCCCCCCCTCCCCGCTACTTGTTTTTCGACGCCGCTCAGCAACCCCTCCAACGTCGCCCAGCATTTGCGCAGTTGCTGGGAATTCATCACGCAACTTGGGATATGACTCCCTAGGCCGAGTCCGTAGACCCGCCACCAGCCCGGAACAGTGTCAGTGCCCGGCATTCTGGATCATGGCCATTGCGTGATTGGCTCTTTTTCCGGTGTCGCTGTGCCTGCTGGCCTTGGCTCCGGTCACCTGGCTTCGCCTTACCATCTACCGCTACACCTACGTGGGTGGAATGTGGGCGCAAAAAAGGCCCTCGGCAGAGCCAGGCAGCACAAGGGGATTGCCTTGTTCGGTGTCCTGGTTGCCGAGGAATTGTGCCGGCGCCCGCGGGAGCGGGAATGTCCCAGCCTTCCCCGCGGGCTAAACGTCCGCTTAATGGCGCGGATGTTGAGTCGAAATAGACGGTTGCCTGACCTGACCCCAGGCAGTAGCCCCACGCAAGGCCGGGTCGCGAACACCGGCCGCCGGCTAGAACCGTCGCAGATATTGGTGGGAATCTGTCGCCTTCTACGACCCGGTTTGGACCCGGTGACTCTGTATCTGGGCGGGTTCGCACATTCCGAATTCCGTGGTGCATGCGGATGTGTGAAGCACCCTCCCACGTTACGGCAGCAAGGCGAGGTGGTTTGGTGCCCCTCGCACGCCATAGCCCAGTAGCCAAATTCCCAAAAAAAGAGCCCCCGACAGTTGCGAAGTGTCGAGGGCCAGATATCGCGTGCCGAGAGAGCAGAAAGCGATATGTTGAATTGTACGTCATGGTCTCTCTCGGCTGAAGTTCCACTGCTCTGCTTCGCTCAGAGCGTTCACGTAGTTTCTACTCTCTGACTGAAACTGTCAAGATTCCCATTTCGTGGGCCGCCTCTAAAACATGCCCATCGCCTGGATCGGCCTCGATTCCGTGGCATCCTGCAGCGGTTTCCATCTCGATGATCCGCTCCCGAAGCGAGGTGCAGCCCGCGCACTGCTTGTGGGTGAACGGATCACCCTGGAAGATGCCAGTGGTCTTCTGGTAGATTTCGCCTTTCTGAATCGTTCTACCGCACTCGTAGCACTGATGTGGCTTTCGAGCCCTGGGTTTTGATTGGGTAAAGCAGTCGTAGGGTTCGGTGTCTATGAAGCACATGGATTACTCCCTTGTCATCCAATCCACCACCTCCCACAGCTCAATCCTACGGGGGGCGTTCGGGCTAGTCAGTTCCAGGTACGCCGCCAGGTCGAAATCTGAGGGCCTGCGTGCCCTCAGGAGGGCCAATTGCCGAGATTCCGGCCATTCACCCTTATTCTCGAAAGGACCGCCGTTACAGGCCCAGCAGAGCACCAGAACGGCATATGGCTGGTCGAGGGCCTTCTGGCGGTTTGTTCCGTTGGCTATTTCGTGTACGCACAGTTTCCGCTTCGCTCCGCAGTTCTCGCAGCGGCCGACCCGTGCAACCAGGGCCTCTCGGAACGGTTTGGCCTCCCGCTCACGCCGAGCCCGTTTCTTACTTTTTGTCCGCATCTGCGCCGTTATCCTTCAAAATAAACGACCAGTCAGTTCCGACCATTGCCAGAAACAGTACGTCGCCTTCAATCTCCACCGGCCTGACATGGGAGTCCTCCAGCCGACGACAGAAACACTCGATGCACAGAACTTCGTGGGGTTGGCATCCTGCCAAACTCCACAGATCATCGGACACGGAAAATTCAAACCGCTGCACTCGCTCGCAGCGATCACAGGTTTGATGGTTCAAAGTCACACTCCACACATGCCGCTGCACTCATCCGCAAATAGCGGCAGCTGGTTTTTGTCCTGGTCCTTCCACAGGTTCGCCTGATCCAACGGAACCCTGTCCGAGTGAACATACACATCCCCTCGCATGCCACCACACTTTCGGATGGCGGCGTCGAATTCCACGGCCTCCTGCCATGCCTCGGGGTCATTGGCCTGCATTTCTCGCCACTCCCGGTTGTGGTGGTACGGACAGGCAATACAGGCTGACCTCGGTGCCTGGGGATAGCCATGCTCCTCCAGCCACTGAAGGCACATAATACGGGTGATCCGACGCTCGACCAGCGGATACCAGTTCTCCGCAAACTTATCCTCGCTGATTCGCATCCTCTGTCGCTCGTCGTGGCTGATCCCGTACCAGCGTCTGATGACAACTTCCTTGGGTGCTCGCTGCCGGGGTTTTAGTCCAAGAACCTGACGCCGGATACAAAGTTCGATCGGTCGGATCTTGTACTCGTAGGTGCATTGCCTGCGAATCTGGCCACGTTCACCATTTGGGCCGAGAACGAAATACGGCATGCTGGCCCAGCGGCTTTTTTTGGCACCATCTCCTGGTTCCCCGCGAACTTGTCCCTCTAGTGCGTTTGCCTTGATATTCCCAATCGACACCCTGTGGGCCTTAATTCCGGCCTTTGTCGCCTTCTCCTCCAGCCAGTCCATCTGCTCATAGACAGCCTTTGGTTCCCAACCGGTGTCGGCGAAGATGGCGTGGTCTAGCCGAGGCAGTTCCCCCTCGATCGACATGAGCAGCACGGTACTGGACTGGACGCCAGCACCGAGGTTGAGAACTTCAATCAGTTCCGTCATGGTGGCCTCCCGCTCCCGCTTCGCCCTCTTTTTGCTCTTGGTCCGCATCATTCCATGTCCATGCCAACAGAACGATTTCCATGACAGCTGCGTCAATAACACTGTCCGCTGGCAAATCGACTGGCGGATCTCGCCAGCCTAAAAAATGTCTTTTAATGGCTTCGTTGCCCTCCCGAACCAGTTCACTGTCCATCGGTTTCTCCCGGCCAGAATCACCTCTCCCTTTTGACTTGCTGGATCAGCCGCTTGTTGGCCAGCCGCCGGTCCTGCCAACACTCGAAGCAGGTGCCCGAGTCGATATGCACCAACTCGGTCCTGTGGCCGCAGCTGGCCCGGATACCGTTCTTGTGTCGCCGGAATAGCGCCATCATGGCCTCGTGCTGTTCGTGCTGTCGCGTCCAACTCTGAATCTTCTTAGTTGATTGTCGTCGCATCACTCCAGCCCTTTTTCCTCGGCCAGCCACCGCGGAATCCGAATGCTGTCAATCCAATCGTCCCGTTCGGGCACGTCTCCGTCTATCTGGCTGATCGGGATCCACAGCGCGATGTCGCCATCGTAATCCTCCGTGTCGGTCAGGCCGATCGCCTTGTCCGTCCTCGCCAGCACCAGCATTTCGTCGGCGAACACGATTTCGACGATCTCGCCGCGGGGTTCGGGCTTGTCCTGGAATTTGTCGGGCCATTCGCTAAGTGGCATCATAATTCCTCCTCGAATTCAAACTCCCTGTGAACCGTCCCGGCCCTCAGGAGTTTCGGCGTCAGCTCGTAAGGCTGAATCGGCTCGTCCTGCCGCTTCTCGGCCATTGCTCGAGCGATCTCCTCCGAAACCGGCGTGATGGCGTAAATCGACCCGGTGCCGATCAGTTTGCTCCACGCCTGGGTTTTCTCGGTCTTGGGAACGTCGACCCGGACAAAGCCTGTACCGGCAATAACCTGTTCAGTTACGCGGCCGATGTAGCGCTGATGCCCCATCACATCAACGATGGCCCATTCGTCAAAGGTTGGTGCGTGATCTGTCATGCGTTTCCTTTCTGAGTTCGGACTTGATGGCATCCCTTGCACCGCACTGCCAACCCATATGTCTCGCAGAACAAACGTTCGGCGAACGGACGAAAGTCGTCCCAGCTTTTCAGCTGCCCGCACGGGACTATGTGGTCCACCTCTACCTCTTTCCGCGGGAACCATCCCAAGCAGTCGGCGCATTCATACTCCCATTTCAAACGCTTGTTGCTGCTCTGGCTCGGCCGGCGCGCCTGCTTCAGGGCCAGTCTTGCCAAAGGCGGCCATTTTCGCGAGGCGGCTCGCAAGTTTGAGCGGAGGAAGGCCCAGAACGAAGCCTCGGTCCACTCTCCGCCAGCACGGGTTCTAGCCACGCGGTTTGTCTTGGGTTTCCGGGCCATCAAAACAGCTTCTTCTGTGCGTCCAGGACGTTCTTCACGGCGGAATCGACTCGACGTTCCAATTCTTTGGCCGTGCTGAGCCACTGGGGTGAACGCTCTTTGAAATATGACTTTTGAGCGTCTCGCATCTGTCGGACCAGTTCAGCGAATTCCTCGATCTTCATTTATCCTAACCCATTGTGTTCCGATACACTCGTCACCACCCTTGTTGAAAATAGGCTGGGCAACAAACTCCGCTGTCTCACCCTGTTGTAATTCTCCAAACCCAAGAATGGTTATCGGTTCCTTACAAACAACATTGATAGTATCGTGTGGTCTGGGTGATCCAGGAAGAGAATACTTTTCTGATCGTGGTATCTCGAGCTTCATTTATCCTCTCCTCCATTCTTCACCTGCTTTCGCAGTTCGATAAACGCGGCCGACGCCTTGTCCAGGCGATCTGTCACAGTTGCCTCTAGCTTCCCGAATTCCATGTGCAGCCGTTTCATGGCTTGGTCACGCTCTGATTCGCGGGTCTGCAAATCCTTGACCTGCTTCCGCAGCAACTCGATCGCCATCGACCGCAACTGTTCCCGATAGGCTTCGACCTGGCCCTTCAAGCGAGCGATTTCAAGGTCCTTCTCGTCCATTAGTTTCCATATGCAAGCATGTCGCAGAGACGATTTGACTTAAGTAATCGCCCCCAAAATTCGCCTCTTTGAGCAGTAACCTCGCGGCACATATCGGCGACCGTAATTTTGGAACCCAATTCGCCCTTGGAAGACAACCACAATTCGTACGCGCTCCATCCGAACCACAACTCAAGTTCGTCGACAGGTGGCGTTACGATCAAAGGAGACATAAATCCTAGAGCAACTAGACGCCGAGACAGCGGGACAACTTCTGGACTCTCGTACAACTCACGCGGGTCAAGGTCGTAACCGCCAATCGTCAACTGATATGGATCGCCTCGGTTCAAGACAACATGCGTCGCACGGCGTAAAGCGTTTACAAGATCGGCCTCTGTATCGTCTTTGTGAACCATCAGTAAATTCATCGTCTGCTCCTCAGATGCGGATACACAGCTTCCGGTGCGCGTTTCATGTCCGCCGAGTTATCGGGTAAATACTTCAAACCCTTGCGAGGCCATCGCCCCTGCTCACGCTGAAACATCGCCTTGCACCAGTTCAGCGTCTTCTTCTGTTTGTCGCGATTCTGAGCTTTGGAATTCCATCCGCGCGCGATGAAGACCCACTTAAGCCACGCTGCTTCTTCGCTGTCTTGATTCTTTTTCTTGCGCCTGCGAATCTCATCGGCCGGAACCGACCGAATGGAACCATCCTCGAACCGAATACGGCGAACTGACTTGGTGCCGACGTTCTCGCCGCAATTCGGGCATTTCCCTCCGACGCATTTCTGATAGGGTCTGAGTGCTTCTTTGCACATCGGGCACACCCATGGCTTGCGGGTAGCCCAGGACTCTCCACATGATTCGCACTTATAGTTGCCGTCAATTGGTCCGTAAATGTCCTTGGAACCGCATTTTGGACAGCGAGTACCAGCTTTTCGCTCGTTGATCTCTTCGATGGTCTGGTCGTTAGTAATCTCACACCAGGGTGGGTCTTGATCCGGGTGAACCATGTGGCGCCACAGGTTTCCGGCGAAATCAATTACGACTGCTGACTCTTGACCTTCGTGTGGGCGTTTAATTCGCCCAAGTTTCTGCCAGTACACCCGAAATTGGTGAGTGGGCTGAAGGTCAATCAAACACTGTGCGATTGGCAAGTCGAGTCCTTCTCGGACCACATCCACGCCGAGCAGCATCTGGCAGTCTGTCTCTTTGAATTCGCTGAATGTGTCGTCTCGCTCATCCTGATGAGTTGTTCCGTCCACGATCTTCGCGGTAATGCCTTGAGTTATGGCAATCTTGTGGAACTGGTTGCACACCGCGCGATTCGGGAAAACCACCATCGTCTGCATGTGCCGATACGGTTCCCACTCCTTGAAGACGTCGCCGTACACGGTGCAGGATTCGACTCGTTGTCCAATCTCGTCCTGACTGGCGGACTTCAGGTTGATCCCACCCATATCGGGCTCGCTCGGCGCTAGATACGGGTATACTGGCAACAAGTGCCGCGCTTCAATCACTGCGGTATTCCGAATTGGCTCGATAACCACATCAAAATGGCCAATCTTCGACCCTCCTGGTCCAACAGGAGTTGCCGTCAGCCCAAGGGCACGTACAGACGGGAATCGCTCTTTCAGCAACCTGCGGTAAGCGTCGTTCTCCTGGTGGGCTTCGTCGAGGATGATGAAGTCGGGCTGGTCGATCCCATGGAACTTGCGGCGCTTAAGCGTCTGGATGCTGGCAACTTGCACTGGGGCTTCATGGTCTTGGTCTTCGCTCCCCATAATGATGCCCGTGCGTATACCGGCCTGCTTACAGTGGTCACGGAGCTGGCGAACAATCTGGCGCCGGTTCGTAGCAATCAGGACTCGATTGCCCTTGGATGCGGACTTCATTCCCATGTCGGCGATGACGACGCCCTTGCCGAATCCGGTCGGCGCTGTGGCGAGCACGCAACGATTCCTGCTGAACGCTTTGCGGATCTCGTCCTCAAATTCGACCTGTTGTGGGCGAAGCGTGTACGTCATTTTAGCCCTTTCTTCCACGCATCCAGCGAGTTGAACAACTCCTTGGCAGCCTCAATCACACGGTCCCCCCGCTTCCCTGGGAACCGTTCCCGATACACGTCGATTCCAGCTGGGTTCCCATTCATCCACCGTCCAACGGTATCGGCCCAACCTTTCAGAACCTGCTGAACCTCCCACACCTCCTTCTCTCGGCCGGTTTTGGCTGTTATGGGCGGCGACTCCATGCCCGTGCTGGCGTCCGGACTGGCGCCGGCTGGAGCGGACGAACCGCCTTCCCCGCCGGCTGAAACGTCCGCATTACCCTGCGGAGGTTGATCTCCCACCTTACTGCTAGGCAATGGTGCAAATTGCACTTTTGGGGCCTTCCTCTCCGCAACCACATATTTGACTAACCGTATTGACACTCCGGCTTTAGAGGCAATCTCGGCCTGAGTCATCTTGTCGCCATTGTCCAGTAGCCACTCAACACAGGCCCGTTTGTCCGCGCGGCTCATGCGGAGCCCGTGGCGGTCGTTGGCGGTCATGCCGAAGATTCTGGCGTCCTTGACTGTGCCCTTGTGGACGCGACACGGAATGGAGCTCCGCTTGGCTCTCTGAGCCGCCAGAGTGCGGTGAAAGCCGTCGGCCACGAGGTAGTCGGTCCCATCGTGGAACACGTCTAGAGGGCCGAAGGGCCATTCTCCATCGCTCTCGGCGATGAGATCAGCGTAATCCTCGACAACTTCTTCATCGATCGAGATTCGGCTTTGTGTTCCAGCATCGATTCTGATCGTGTCGACTGACAGAATCTGTGTTTTCGCCATCCGTTGGCCCCCAAAAAGAAAGAGCCTTGCCCCAACGACTGCTGCCGGATATCACGCCGGTCCCTTTCGGGAATCGCTGGGGCAAGGCTCTCACCTTCTTAGCATCGAATTGTCGTGATATAGCCAGCATTGATCCGTCAATCTAAAACAGACAGCTGCGACAAGTCAATCTGAATCATCTGACAGTCATCGGACCAGGGTATTTCAGACGCAACTTCAACACCCACGCTTGAACCAGTTCCGCCTGCTCAACCGTCACTTCACTGTCGTCGTAGAGCCACTCAGGAGTGGCCTTCCGTATCCAGTCCGAAACCTCTTCGCGAGTCAGATCCGGTTTATCGATGTTTCCGTCTTTCCAGAGGTCGTACAGCCCGTCGGGACTCGCACACACAATCTCGTACTCGCGCAACCCTGGAACTGGTGACACAGCGAAAGCCACATCACCAGGACGACTCATAATAAACAAGATTCCGTAACCCTTGTGGTTTTTAAGCTCTTCCAGTTTCTGGATTTGCTGTCTCGTCGTGTCGTTCATTATGATTTCTCCTAAAAAAACCCCGGCCGACCCCCCTCGTTTCCTGTGAGAGGCTATCCGCCGATGGGATCCGTGCGGTAGCCGGCCAGGGTTCATGGCTGCCTTTTTGTCGGCCGACCTTCATCCTGTGCTCGTTTGATAGCGTCCCGCACCTCCTTCCGATGAACTGACAGGTCCGAAGGCGCTGTGATGCCGAGACGCACTTTATCGCCACGAATTTCGACGACCATGATTTCGATGTCGTCCCCGATGGTGATCACTTCATTCAGATGTCTGCTAAGCACGAGCATTTATGACTCCTTTCAAATCCTTGTCGAAGTGGGGAGCGGAAGGTCTGTCCGGAGAGTGACAAGTTGACGAGTAATCTCCAATTTGCTTTGAAACTCAATCAACGCTTTCCGCTTGGCAGGCTTGATACGTTCGTCGTCTGCCTTGGCCGCCTGGATGGCCGCTTCCGCGGTGCCGAATTCCTTGATGAGATCAGCAGCGCCCTTCTCACCGACCCCGACAGCACCCTTGATTCCATCGGTGGCGTCACCCATCAGACACTGGAACTCCACCCATTGTCCGGGGCGAATGCCGGTCGCCTCTGTGTGCTGCTTCGCGCTGAGCCACTTGTATTCGGGCAGCATGTCACCGCTGGTTTCGTCCTCGACCCACTCCACATCGAGCAACATGTTACACTTGTCGCTGAGGCATTGTTTGCAGTCCTTGTCTTGCGTCAGGAGCGTAACCCGGCCGTCGAACTGCTTGGCAAAACTGGCCATGCAATCGTCGGCTTCCTGCCCTTCAACCTGCACGCATGCGTACCCATGACCCTCGAGCAATTCATGCACAAGGTTCAATTGCTGGCCGAGTTCCGGGTCTTTCGGAGGGCGGTCCTTGTACTTCTCATCCCAACTCTCAGTTAGCTCCTTGCGGTGATTGACCTTGCTATCGAAACAACAGGCAACGTCGGTCAGGCCCTTGTCCTGCAGTCGTTCAGCTGTCCGCTGCACCCACGATGACACTCCGACAGCCGCTTCAACGCCGGCTCCCGAGTACCAGAAGCGGTGCAGGAAGTAGTTCACGTCGACGGCCAGCAGCCACCGAGGCCGGTTGTCGTCAGCTCGTTCCTGTTGGTCGGCCTTGCGCGACTCGTCTGTAGTCAGGCCCTTGTCGACAATGTCTTCGAGCCGCTCGTGGCGATCTGAACGACCAGCGTTCCTCATATACTGCGAATAGGTCGCTTCGATCTCGCGGTCTTCCTCTTTTGGATAGGACTTACAAACGCCTGCCGCGCGAGTCACCATTCCTGGGCTTGCCCACTCGGGCCAGACCTGGAAGTGCTTGTCTGGCCACCGCGATTCACAGTAGCGATAGAGGTCCCCAATCTGGAACATCACGTCGCGCTGCTGTTCGCAGAGCCCCCTGGCGTATGACTCGGCCATTTCCATTGTCATGCCACTGCAGTCCAGGAAACGCTTTCGCATTCGCGGTTGGGGTTGGGGTTGATCGCTCATGGCTTTTTACCCTGTTGTGCGCCACGCACCTCGAAGAACTGGTCACGCATCCTGGTCATTACTTATTCCACCTTACTTCGCAACTCATCCAGTGCTACTTCCAAAGCCTCTCGCAGCGCGACGTGAGGAATGTAATCAGACATCCTCTCGAAGACATCACGCACGATTTGGTGCAGGTCTGGCCCTGATTCCCTGTGCATTGCTTCGCCAAGACCCCACTCCTCGCCCTTGTCGTACTCTACCGCAAACTCCAATGTGAATTTCATCGTATGGTCTCCTTCATGCTGTCTCCTCGGACAGCAGGATCGTTGAGTCGTCGTACGGGTCAAACCCGACAAAGTCCACTCGCTCGAACTTACCCACCCGCTTCAGCCATGCAGCGATATCGTCGAGGATTGACGGTGGCCCCCATGCCGACTGAAACTTGATGGCGATAGGATTCCCGTCGCCACCGAGGGGAAACGCCTGCATGTCATACGTGCCCCACTTTGTCCCCCAGTTCTCGGCAGCCCAGTCATACCAACTCGTGTCATCACTGGCCGTCCTGATGATTGCGCCGTCTTCGCCCTTACGTTCCGTCCACACACTTGCTCTCGTGCCATCTGACATGATTGCCGTGCCTGAATGGAGTTCCTCCGTGTGCTCGGGCATTGGCTTGACCACAGCACACAAGTTCGTGTCTTGGTGACGCTCATTGAAGTCGTCGCAGTCGAAGTCGTGCCCTGGTGAGCAAATTGCGATGGTTGTGTAGTGGTTTGGCATTTCTAGCTCCTCATCTCCACGGTGTTAAGTTTTCCGCAATTCGGGCACCCTTCCCACTCAGCTCGACGTGCCACGTAACTGCTCATGTGGATGCCGCAGTAGGTGCAGATGAAAGGCTTCAATTTGGGATCATGCTCGGTCACCATGCCAATTGCCTCCAGGATAGAAGCTGATATTCACAGCGAGCCCGATTCGCGGGTCGCCTTCCTCTTCGGTCCACTGGCCATCATCCCGCAACCAGACGTCTGTTCCGTCTCGGACTCCGTGGATGAACGGCTTCTTGTGGTAGCCGAGTTGGTAGCAGAACGTGATTTTCGTGACGGGACTGGTATCTTCATTGTCCATTGAATGTCGCACCATTTCTTCGATTGTCTGCCGAGATGGCTTCCAACGTGGCAGCTCGTCGGCAACGCCATCGGAATCGAGATTGAAGAGCGCTACTGCGAGATAGCCGCGAACCGTTTACGTCAGAAGGTGCTGTTTTGAGACTCACTTCCGATGCCATAACCCATCGGGGGCGGCCTCTCCTAGCTCACGAGCCTTCCTAAGAATCGATTCGTCGGGCTTGTGCAGCTCAACCGTCAGCTTCCCGTTCTTGAAATGGGGCTTCATGGTCCTTCCTTTCTCGTATTCGTTTCCAAGTGCCAAGGTTATCAACGTGCCCGCCCGTGGAGTCTTCCAGGAAAGGGCCCGTAGGAGAGCCGGTCGTCGGGCTGATCGGGTCGCGGCCGCATTCGTGGTCGTGGCCCTCGCCTGTTTCGCTTCCGCAGATGGAGCAGTAGTTCATCGGGACTCACTCCTCAAAAGGAACATCTTCGTCAGGACCGTCCTTCAGCAGCTTCCAGCACGCATCTAACCACTCGCGGCACCAAGAACCGCGATCGGAATAGTCCACTTCCTCGCCAATGACGTGCTTGCACCACCCGCTGAAATGCTGTAATCGCTGCGGCCTGTCGAGTCCCGCCAGTTCCGCATTGTTAACCTTGGCGTACTTCAGCTTGAGCGAGTTTAGCTGGGCCGTGGTTACCACATCGTCCATCTCCTCGGCACAGGCGATGTCACCGGAAGCAAGGTAGCCCGCGAACGCCAAGGCACGCCCGACGGCGATGGTTTCCTGCTTCTCAAACTGTTTTTGCCGACCACTGACCTTATCCATGGAATGGCCGGTAAAAGTCCCCTTTTTCGTGGTGACCCTCGCCGAAAAGATCACATGTCCCTCCTTAAATTCGCATGAGGTCTCGATCTGGCACTGATCGTTGTCCTCGTGAAACGCCGCCGACCTGGCTGCTACCTTGGCGTATTGCACGCCCTTGCCAATCTCGATCGTTTCTACTTTGCGGTCACTCATGGCGGGTTTCTCCTCCGCGCATAAGAGCCCCCACGCCTGGGAGAAACCGCAGCAGCGCGAGCGAGCGCAAGAGCGACCAGGCGGGGGACTCGAGAGTTCAAAGTAGCAGCGGTTTCTCTGGCGGTATTATTACCGCGCCTAACTAGGAATGTCAACACATTCCGGCAACTTTTTTCGCTAGTGAGGTGCGAAGGCTGTGGTCATCGCTTCTTAACCTCTGCTTCCAGCTGCTTTGTCAATTCCATGTTCTCTGTCAGCGACACCTCCAGCTTCTCCTGCGAGGTGGCCAGGTTGCGTATCGACGCATCGAGTTTGTCTTGCGTGCGGGTCAATCGGCTGTTCACTTCTTCGTGAACCTCCTCTAGTGTCGCACGCAGACTGAGGACGTGTCCCCGCATGTGAATTAGTACCAGGATGATGCAGACGTTGAACGTAACACTGATCAGCAGCATACCGCCCACTGAGATCATTTCGGTAGTAAACTCATTCATGGGTCTTGCAACTGCCGCTTCAAATACTCGAATTCCGCCAGAATTCGGGCATTCTGTTCAATGATCTTCTTCTGGTCAGCCTCCAAACTCAAAATCCTATTCCGCCAGTCAGCGGGTGGTAATGTGTTGAACCGTGACTCTATATCACCAATCCGATTACCTAGTCGCGCCTCCATGGCATCGCCCTGCTGCCGAGTAAATCGCGGGCCATACTCACGGAAGTATTTACTAGACATAATCTCGGTGGTCGCCCAGGTTCCCCAGCTCAAAACAGCCGTCATGAACACAGGGAACATCACAAGCGTCACTTTCAGTAAGTGCGCCCACCACCCATTTAGTTGGCCAATAGTTGGCACACTTTTTGTTGTCGTCATTTCTCGCGCACCCCCCCCCAATTTTTTGAATCCGGTTTTGCCCCGGATTCTCGACCAGACAGAGAGTGCATGTTTTGTTCGGCCGGTTTAGGTGGCAGCCTACCGGCCTTTTTTGCTCCGATATCAGCCCGCCGGGCTGTACTCTCAGCCTCAGCAGCCGCCCCGCACGATTAATCTGCGAATTGGCCCGCGACGCATGAATGGCTGCCGGTTGCTGCCTGTCACCCAGACCCGCCGCACTCGCCGCCCGCGCCACCCATATCGCCTAGTTTCCCAGTGGCCGGATGATTTGACCACCGGAGCGGCCACCTGGACCGCCACAGGGGGCTCCTCGGGCACGTAGGCGGGCTGTTCGGGTGCAGGCTCTGGTACAGCGACTGCCGGCTGATCGGCCGTTAGCAGCTGCCTGGGGGCCTCTGCCTGTACTGTGGCCGGTGCTGGGCTGGGAGCGGGTGCGGGTGCAACCATACCGTAGAGCATCAGGCTGCCGGCCAGGGCTGCCGCAATTCGCAAGGATTTCATGGGCTGTCATCTCCAGCTGGGCGGTCCCAGTCATCGGGGGTAGTGGTGCTCCAGACGCAGTAACTCCCACCCACTGCTGAGCGGATCATCCTAAGTGAGTCATAACGGATCACGTCATACGAGTCGGAGTAGGCGGCATACAGCTGGTTGTCGCGCCAGACGACGGAGCAGTAGGGAATCGAATGGCCCGACCGGCCGACACCAACTGCCCGACCAGCCAGCAGGCAGCAGACCACCTGCTCGTATGATCTCGGGTTGATTATTTCGAGCGGCCGTAGGTGCATAGCCGTTTCTTGCCAGCCGTCGGGAAACCGGGAGACGGGCACCCAAGGGCCATTGCTGTTATTCGCTCCACCCTTGCCGGCTGTCCCGTGTAGCGTGTGCTTGAACAGCTTCTCCTGTCCCCAGATCGGTTCTGGTATGAACCCCCGACGCAAGGCGATCCCCAGCACCTGCTGACATCCCGCGCCGCCCCACTGCCTGGGATTGGCCTCGGCGTAGATGCTGATCTGCGAGACGCAGACTGGATGCCCGCTCTTGCCTTGCGATTCCCAACTGCTTGAGCTTTCCGCTTGAGCATTCCAGGTCGTCTCAAAGCATTGGACCAATGCGTGAGACGTACACTCATGACTCGGACTTTGGTTAGTCCAGCGATTACGCCGGTCCATCGCCCATGTCTTGTACTTGTCGTTCTCCCTCGCTACGTCCTTCCACTCGCTCGGCTCCACCCATAGAGAATCGGGGAAGTCTCGCGCCCCCATCATCTCCAGATTCTCGGGCGTGTCTCGCGCGGCTAGATTGTCCGGGTATCCCGATGGCTTCGGGAGAACATAATCGACAAGTTCATCCGGGAAGCTGACCTGCGTGCTGTCATGTGACTTGGCCATTACAGCGCCCCCATCACATCGTCTTCGGTTTGGGGGTCATTCACGATACGCACCACCTGTTCGCCGGCTTGCACAACGAGACACGGAAGGCCGGCTTCCCTGCCAACCCTCAATGCCACTTTGTATTGGTCGGGTATCTGTCCATCACCGTCCCGCTGGTCCTGCTCGAACGAACTGGCCTGAATGCCGGTGTCACCTGCATTGATCTGTTGGAGCGCAAACGATACCGGGCGTGGCACAGAGCCCTGATCCTTTTCATAGACGTACGTCACCTGGTCGATGGCCGATGGTACGAGTGTCGAACCACCGCTGCGGGACAGCAGGATCAGCACCAGCACCAGAACGCCGATCAGTCGTACGCGGGTAGTCATTCGGAAATCCTAGTAGCTACTGAATGCCCTTGCATCTGCTCATCGTGCATTTCATTGATGGGCACGATCAACTCCAACAGTTTTGCGACCAACTCAGTTTTGCCGGATCTCGTCGCATGATTCATAATGCACAGCAACGCGGCCTGGCAATCGTGCTCGTGCTCGGCAGGCGGCGGCGACGTTCCTCGCGGGATCAGCTTGGTCATCCATGTCAGCAGTGGTTTGGCCGGTGCGTTTTTCCCAAACAGCAGCAGGGCCGCGATCCCGATTAGCACGCCAATATTGATCGGGTTTTGGATCAGATTCGTCAGCCAAGAGAGATCTGGCATGTCAGCTCCTAGGGTAATTGTTGCTCCCAGGGCATCGAGAGTGCCCAGGCGATGATCAGCAGCAGGACCAGACCAACTACGGCGAAACAGCCGATCACGTGGTCGATGCGGAGCCTCACGGCCTGACTCCCGAATCCTGGGAGGATTTGTCGGCGTCGCGCGAGAACAGCAGCCCCAGTGCCGCGATCACAACGGGAACTACCACGTTCCAATCCGGGTTTGTCATCGGGTCACCGTCAATAACCTCCCGCACAGCGCCGAAAATTACCGTCACGGCGGCCAGAATCGACGCCACCGTGGTTTTCCGGTTGGCCAGAATGGCCGTAATTAGCCTGGTGAACATATTTCCCCCTTAAATAAAGACCACAGTAAATTCTACTGCGGCCGTGGGTGCAGGCACAACGTGTTTCTGCCCACTTCGCGCTGCCTGTCAATTCCGCAGTCGATCTGCCTCACTTCTTTTTGCGTTCGTCGTCCTTCTTTTTACGTTCGTCTCTCCACCGGTCTTCCTGCTCAACCTTCCACCTTCCAAATTCGGTGTTGTATGACCGCTTAAGCTTGCCGGTCTTCGGATCTTTGACTATCGGCCCCTGTATCTCAAGCCGTGCGGCATCCTTATCCAAGCCGTAGAGCTCGGCGAGTGCCTTAAATTTGTCCCAGTTCATATCAGGAGCACCACTGTAGTGGTTCCATAGATGCTGCTGGGCTTCAACATTGGACAGGCCGGTGGCTTTGAGTTCCCGGACGGACTTCGCGAGGTCTTCCTTCCCTTTCTCCGACTCGGGTTCCTTTACGGCGTTGAACACAATATCCTGCAGCCAGTCCTGCCTTAGTTGGTCAATAGCCTGTGCGTCTTTAAGAAGTCTCTGGGCCTCGTCCCGCATCCCCTCTCGAATCTGGCGGGCTTCATCCTTCTTGCCATCTTTGTAGAGGTTGCGCGCCTTGGTGCCCATTTCTCGCAAGTGTTTCGCAGCGGCCTTGTATTTCATCGTGGCCTGAAATTCCTTCCGCACACGGTCATACCCTTTGCGCCCAGCCTTCTTTCTCAGTTCGCGGCGGGCTTTATCGAAAGCGTCCGACTGCTCGTTGATGTACTTCACAGAAGCGGCGAGATAGCCGATGGATGGTCGCCAGAAGAGTCGGCCAATCTGTGGGTATTCAGACAAGTCCTTGGGTAGCTTGCCTTCATTCAGGACGGAAAGGGTCCTGACTGTCTCTTCCACCTGAGTGCCAACGAGATTGCCGACGACGTACTCAGCCATGATCGGGCTGACTTCTAGCTTCTCGCCGAGCCGCTTGTAGAACTCGGGAGTGCTTTCGTAAGCCTGAGATGCCGGGTCATCCCGGTAGAACGTCTTGAGGCTCTCGGGGACGATCGCTCTTTGTAACCAGAAGGAATAGTTCGCCTTGGCTTCTATGGTGGTGAGTCCGATGGGAGTTGCGAGACTGGATAACACTGGCATATCGGCAGTTCGTCGCGCGGCCTGAGCAAGCAACTTCTTGTCGTCGATGTTTACCCCGCTCATTTGTTCCATCGTCTTGTTGAACGTGTATCCAACGACGGCGCCCTCGGGACCGTATGGAATCGGCATTCGCAGCATTGGCAGCCCTGGCACCTTGACCGGCAGGTCCCGCAACTTGCTGTCCTCTGGTTGCTCCACGTACTGCTCTCGCTCCTCGTCGTCCATCAAGGCCCACGTCACTGTTGCGGCCAGGGCGGACATCGCCCCCAAGTAAGCCATTGCCACAGCCTGATCTCCACGACTGCGCTTCTGCGTGGCACGTTCAGCTACCTGATATACCACCTGCATTCCTGGATTTAGAAACATCGCAAAGCGGTAGATTGAAGCAATCACATTGGACCCAGGCCGGGAAATGAAGTTGCCGCTGATCTCGTCATATACCCGTGTTGACCGAATGTCCGTGGCGCCCTTCCTCTTCGCCACAACCGCTGCCCCTTCTCGAGGAGTGGATTCCGCCCACTGACTGGCGTATCGAATCGGAAAATTCAGAGCCTGGAATGGCTTGTACGCTGCCCATGCCGCCTGGCCCGGAGCGTACTGCAGCCGATCAAGCCAGTTCATGTGTTTCCAACCATCGACAAGGATTCCTTGAGACATGAAGTCGACGAACCGATTCACTCCCAAAATGTGCTGGTCACTGTGGGTGTGCTTGAACGAGTTAGATAGCAGTTCTGTGTCCACCTTGACGGACTTGTCGCCAGCATCGAACAGATTGGCAACTTGGTTCGCAGAGCCTGCCGCCCAGTACACACCGGGGATGTAGCGTTCCATTCCCCTTCCCAACACCACGTTTCCGAACAGGTCGCGGAACATAGCTCGGGGAACGAATGAAACGCTATTGGTGATCGAGTCCTTGATTGCCTGACCTGGACCGCCGAAGAAGTTGCTCAGCCACTGCACTACCTTCGATGGACTTTCCACTCTGGTGAAGAAGTCATACAGCAGTTCATCCTTAACCTGCTCGAACTTCACCTTTCCACCCTCAAACCGCGTGAGTACATTGACAGCCCGCGGTGATTTGGACCTAATGATAGGCTTTCCTGGGAAATTCACATCGATGTCTTTGGGGTCGATGGGGTTGTCTTTGTACTCCTCTGTTTCATTGAGGTATTCGGCAATCACCTCCTGCATCTCACTTCGATTCAACGTCGCTACCCTGGCGGAATCCAATCGCAGGGGAACCATGACTCGCTGCGCCGCCCACTTTGCTTCTGCAGGAACATCCTCCATTGCCTGGATGTCGGCCTGCATATCCTTCACGGCGTTTCGCACGGCGTTGTGGTAGTACGCTCGGTAGGCAGCATGAACATGGGAAGAGATGGCGTTCTTGAGATCCTGAAACGGGAGCACCGAGCCATGTGCGCGACGAAGCTGAGATCGCAACTGTCCCGCAGATGACCCCAGTCGCGACTCACCCCGTTCCACCTGACGCGGCAAAGGCACGTAGAATTCATGGGCCTCAACCATCGTCTGGTATTGGTCCGTCGTCACTTCGCCACTGAGGACATTCAGAAGCATGATCTGACGAAGGAAGCTGGTTAGTCTCGACTGCTGTTCTTCAAACTCTGGGTTATTGGATTCCGTCTCCTGAAGAGCGCGACGCAGTTGCTCGGGTCTTTCTCCGGCTGAACGACCAGGGTATTCGTGACCGTGCTTCTCCCATCGCTCCAGAGCCGACTTGCTCTGAGCGTACTGCAGAAATTCCGGCCACTTCTGTCGGCCGACGGCTACCGCAATATCATTGATGGTGTAGTCCGTGAGTTGTATGCGGTTTCCCTCTTCCTGAGACTCGGGAATGACGGCACCAGCCGCTTCCAACTGCTCTATCTGCGTGTCGCTGAACCACTGCCGAGGAGCCATGACGGTCGCTCCTCGTTGCTTCTGTCTACCGAAAATGGCGCCACTCGCGTCTCCTCCGATATGCCACAGATAGTGCGACCAGTCACGAACAGATTGCACCCGCTCGTCAACCTTCTTTCCAATCTCCTTACCCGCCGTTAACGCTGCGTTGACGATTGGGCTTTCAAGACGATATGAAACCGCCGCTTCCGCGCTCATCAGATTGTACATTGAGCGGTGAACAAGCTCCGTAACCGCATTCTTAGCCCCTCGCTTTGGCCCTACGGCGTGAGACCTCTGGCGGGCCATTACCGGACGCTGCATGTGGGCCACCAGGCCCCTGTGGGCGTCCCTGAGAGCCGCTGCCACATCGGGGTGTTCCACGTTCAACATCTCGAACATCGACTGCTGGAGCGGGGCAGGCACGCTGGAGGGGGCTGTTACGGATAGTCTCACCAGTTCCGCAAACCCTTCCCATTCAGTTTCGGCCGAGGCAGCCGTTCCGTCCCTCTGTGTCAATGCAATCAACTCTCCGGCCTGCTCCACCATCCACTCGGAAAACCGTTCGTTCTGAGACAACACCTCTGCCAGCGCGTGGCCCTGTTCGTGGAAGTTCCAAGGACCAACATCCGACATGGAGCGAATCAAGTGCGGCGTCCGCTGATACTGGCCGGGGGTTCTCAGCTGCTCGCTTCCGATTCTCATCTCGGCTTGCAGGGCGTCGGTGAAATCCTTGACGATCTGTCGAAATCCGACCGTGGTTCCTTCCCGGTCATTTTTCAGGCGGTTAACCGTTCGCTTGCCTCGGGATGTCTCCGGAGCTTGAGAGACGTACTCTGCTGGAGTCAGAATGGCGCCAACGTCACCTGGCGCTCCCGCAAGCTCTGTTTCCTTCGGCTTGTCTTCGGTGGCCTTTGCAGGTTCTTCCTCTTCGGGAAGTGGTTGAAGCCTGATTAGCTTCTCTGGGTTTGTACGAGCTGACTCGTAAGCCGCTCGCGGTGAGTCCCCTTGGCCGACCGCGAATCCACCTGGAGACACAATTTGCCATCTGTCTATCGGTTTAACTGGCAACCCTTCCAAAATCTTCGGGGTTTCGCCAGGGGCAACAAGCTCGTAGTCGACGTGAAGACGGTCTTGAATCTCTTCGGCTGTCCACTCTCGTCGGTCCTGCAGTTCCGGGAATAACGGAGTGCCGTCCTTGTCCGTTACCTCTTTGGCGGGCAAGGGAGCGAAGTTGTCACCGACCGCGTACAGAATCTGTTCGTCTCCGCGGTGGCCCGCTACCTCGTATTCATTGCCTTTGTGGAACACCGTGGTCCCCACCGGAGCCCCAGCTCGCAGCCAGGCTGGTGAAGCACCTGGGTTAGCTTCCATCTCATCCTGCAAGGCTTGGAGCTTCGCACGCTTGGAATCAAGCTGCAGCTGCTTCGGGAATGGTTGGCCAACGGCCCCATGTGCCATGTCGATGAATCGCTGATCCTTCTCGACGGACATCCGCAGCTTGTCGATCCGAGCGGGGATGTTGGACAACACACCCTGTAGGCTTTCCTCGCTCCAGCGCACATTCAGATTGCTTTCGCCCACGTAGAGAATGCCGTTGTTGTTGAACAGCGGCAGGCCGCGATACTCGCCGATCTGGACCTTGGCACCGATCGTGTTCTGGTATCGCTCCTCCAGAGCCTTCAACTCGTCTCGAATCTTGTCCTTCCCGGTGATTACCTGGTCGCGGATGGTGATCGTCGGCTTGTCCGGCTTGTTCTCCCGCCAGGTGTCGTGTTCCTGCTGAAGCAGGTCGATGCGTTTTTGGGTCGTCTCGATGAAGCCCAGCTTCTGGTTCGCCCTGGAAACCGTCTCGGTAATTGTGCGCGCGTGGCTATCACGGGCCCGCTCCAGCTTCTGTACCTGGCCCTCAAGACGGATTCGCATCTGCACGCGGGGATCGCCGGCCGCAGCTGCGAACGACTGCTCCATATCGGTCCCGGAGCCATCGTCGGAGAGATCGATATCGTCCATCTCGATCGTTCGTTCGGTTCCGTCAGCACGCATGAAGCGATCGATGAAGCGAGACTTGGTGAGAAGCACCTGCCACCGCCGGCCGTCCTGCGGTCCTTCTGTCAGATAGCGGTACTCGTGGACCGTGTTCCACTTGTTCCCCTGCCGGTGACCTCGGCCGTTCCGCTGTTCCAGGTCGCCAGGCATCCAAGGCGCGTCGAGGTGGTGCATCGCGGCCATCTCATCCTGAGCGTTGACCCCGGTTCCCATGGTCTCAGTCGACCCGATAGCGAAACGAATCTTTCCGTCTCGCATGTCCTGGGCCGCCTGGGTGCGACGACTCTTGCTCATCGTGGAGAAGATTGCTATCTCGTTTTCAGCTACACCCTCTTCAATTAGACGACGCTTGACCTCCTTGGCTAGGTTGAACACCCGGACTCGCTCAGTAATGGGCTCGCCGTCATGTGTTCTGCCGAGCGTGCGAGTCGTCCAGTCGTTGTGCCCCACCTGCATAAAGATCATCTGCGTAGCCTTCGGATGCTCGTGGTAGTGAGCCATGGCATTTTGCAGCATCCGGTTGATCTTCAAGGCCGGGTCTTTCGGGTCCAGCGTGTTGCTGGTCTCTGGTCCCCAGTCGGTAACTATCGCCCCCTCGTCATTGACTCGTGTTCCAAATCCCGTCAGCCTCGGGTCCATGGCCAGCTTCACGCCCTCACCCTCAATGACCAGAGGGTTGTACCTCCCTCCGGGCTCTCGCATCATACGGACCTTATCTCGGCCCTGAGCGTTCTTGAAGGTCGTGTACCGCTCTTTAAGTTCCTCGCTGTGTGCCTGTTGGTGGGGAATCATCTCCAAGGTGGTATTGTGGATTTGCTTGAACGGTATCCCTACCGGGTTCTCGGTACGACCCTCACGGCGATCGCGGGGAGAGAATTCAGGCATGTCCTCGGCGAAGACGATGTCCATGTACTGGCCAACCATCTGTCGCAGTTCAGGAAGGTTGACGAACGACGAAAGGCGGTCGAAGTTCTCCCACGTCCCACCGGAAGACAGCTCGGTCAACGTCTCTTGAGTCGCAAACGTGTTGAACCATCCATCCCAGTGACGCACGCCAGCCGCTTCCATATCCTCGGCCATTACGAACCGCATCATGTTGTAGATTTCGTTGATGGTGTTCGTGATCGGCGTCCCGGTGAACATATAAGCGCCGCGCCCGTTGTTGTTCCCCCGGATGTAGTCGGCCAGCATCAGCATCATCGTGCCACGCTTAGAAGCCGTCTTGTTGAGCCCTTTTATGTTTTGCTTGGTCGTGATCGGGAGCTTTTTGAAGATATGGGCCTCGTCGACCATGACCATGTCGACGCCCATATCCTCGAACGTAATCCCCGTCCCCCTTTGCATAGCCTGGGCGGCTTTTGTGATCATAGCCCGCAGTTTGAGCCGTTCTTTCACCAGCTCCTTGGCTGTCGGCTCCCTGAGCCTCCTCAGCTCCTCGGAGCTCACGTCGTCCAGGTTCGCCGGCATACTGCCCTTGGAGAAATCAGCCGCTTCCGACTCCTCGTACGCTTCCAGCGCGGCAGCCTCCAAGGCATCCATTTCCGGCTGCAGTAGCCTTTCGACCGTCTCGGGACGCATCTGGAAACGATCGGCCATCGAATGTGGGACAATGATCAAGTCCCAGTCTTCCGTGGCGATCGCCTGCAGGGTGGCTTCCTTCCGCTGGGCGTCCAGGTTGTCCACGTACAGAATGTTGGCGTTGGGGTAAGCCTCCTGGATCTCGTTGCGAACCGCCTGCGAATTGGCGTTGTGGGCCAGAAGCAGCGGTTTAGAAGCCAGCCCGAGCCGCCTCGACTCCATGGCCAGCGCGCCCATGGTCAACGTCTTCCCGGTGCCCACCTGGTGGCCGTAGATCCCGCGGCCGGACACGATGCCACGCCAGACGGCAGACTCCTGGTGCTGACGCAGATTGAACGGCTGGTCTCCTCGCTCGAGCGTCAATCCCTCGAAATCGAGCGGGACGTCAGAAAAGTCTGGGGTGACGGTGCTGTTGAATTCCTCGTTGTAGACCCCGGACAGCCGAGTGATACGGTCGGGGCTCGTCCAGATCCAGTTGGTGAACTTCTCCCGAAGCTCACTGATCTTCGTGTTGGCCTCGGCCGTGCTTACTGGATCCGCAATCCGACTACCGGGATTTTCCGGGTCCTCCATCGTCAGCTTCACCGTGGCATTGTTCATGGCCGCGTTCATCAGCTTGTTGAACGATATGCCTCGGTGACCGTGTGTGTGCTGGGCCTCTGTCTTGGCGTTGATTTCAGGAGGAATGTTGGTTCGCCATCCGTTCACCCGCATCTCTACGTCAAATGAACTCGCCGGCTCATTGAGGAGGAACCCAAGGAAATCGGCGTAGTCGCCTGCTTCGACCCACGTTGCCCCTAGCTTGGCTTCGATCTGCGAGTAGGGAATCGGCTCGGGCAAGCGTTCCTGAACAGCCTCAATCGACCGCTCCAGCCCATCCATTCCCTCGGCCTGCGCGGCTTGCAGCTGCCGCAGTTTGCGGGCCATGTTCCCCCGCAGGAAGACATCAGCTGCGTCGTAGGTGCCCGTGCCGGTCTTGTAAATCTTGCCACCGGATTCCAACTCGGAGATGACCTGATCGACCGGCACCTTGGCTGCCGCTGCGATCCGCTCCATGTCCAGGTCGAGAGATCGATTGCGCTCCATTGCAAACGCATCGTCAACCGTCGGCTTCTCGACAACCTTCCGCTGGCGAACGGTCGACCGCTCGAAGATTGGACGCTTGGTGAACGTGCCGTCTTCCTGCTCGGCTTCTAGGGACAGCATGGTGGCTGCCATCGGATCGCCAGCACGAACCAGGTGGCGCACCGCCGCTGACTTGCCGAGAGGGCCGTATTTTGCCACGAACGCATCGTAGACGCGGTTCAGCTCGGCGCGGGACTTGGTGGCATCCTCGCTGACTGCCTGCTTGCCCAGCACCTCCCGCATGGCCTCACGAACGTCAAGAGCGGACTCAATCTGCTTGCGGTTGGCTATGATCGTCGCTGCCTTCGTTCCCTTCTTGCGGCGCCACGGGACGAAGTCGATCAGCGGAAGCAGCTGTTCGCCTTTGACAATCCACAGGTCGTCATCCTGGGAAATGACGCTATTCTGCCGCATCTGCGTGAGGTTGGCCCGCTCTCGCCCCTCGGAAGGCGCCCGCTCGGTGTCAATAGTGCCTTCCGGGAGCCTGGCCATTGCTTCATCCAGCGCCGCCTGCAGGTCCGCCGGCGGGTCCACGATCATACCCGGACGACCGGACGTGGTTCCGTGGCCGTGGGTCATCGTCCCAAGGATGTTCTCCGGGTGATTCAGCCAGTATTCGTTGACTGCAATCGTTTCGCCGGCGGGAGTCTCGTAATCGACGATGGAGGTCCACTTTTCTCCGGTTGGTTCTTCACCCGGCTTTCGCTTCCGAATGACAACCAGATCCGCAACCACCTTCGTTCCGGCATAGGCTTGGAAGGCGCCAGTCGGCAACCGGATCGCTGCGACCAGGTCTCCATCGTTGGCGATCTGGGCACGCATCAGCTTCGCCTGGACCTTGCCGTCCATCGTGCTGTTGGACGTGATGAACGCCAGCACACCGCCCGGCTTGAGTTGGTCGAATGCTTTCTTGAAGAAGTAGTTGTGAATGGAGAAGTCTTGCTTGTACCGTCGATCGGGAATCTTGTAGTTGCCGAACGGCACGTTGGACACGATCACGTCGTAGAAGTTGTCGGGCGTCTGGGATTCCTGGTAGCCCATCTGCTGGATGTTTGCGTCTGGATGAAGCGACCTGGCGATGTTGGCCGTTATGTTATCCAGCTCGATCCCGGTGAGCCTGGAATTGCCCATCAGATCGCGTGGCATCAGCGCGAAGAAGTTGCCGATCCCCATGGACGGTTCGAGCACGCGACCGCCCTCGAAGCCCATGCGGCGCAGACCGTCCCAGATGGCCGTGACGGTTTGAGGGTCAGTGAAGTGAGCGTTGACGATCGACTGCTGAGCTGACTTCCAGTCTTCTTCACCGAGGTAGATGCGAAGCCACTCGTCGGCGTCTTCCCAGCCTTCCTTGGGACGAGGGCGGTCCCAAGTGCCTTTGAATAGCTCCTGGCCGAATGCTCCCCAGCCGGTGTAGCCCGCAAGGATGTCCAATTCCTCTGCGGTCGGAGGGCGGACAGATTCCTCGAGGTCGCGAACGATTTCTATTGCGCGGCGGTTGCGCTCGAACTTCGCTTTCGGCCCACCGCCGATGATGGCGTCGGTGTTGGTGAGGTGGTAGTTGGGACGGGTTGCTCTTGGGGCTCGGTCTCGTCCTCTTCCGGTGTCATCAGAAGGTGCTCGCCCGCTATCAGCGCCGCGTCCCCCTCGCTCATCCCCTCTCTCTGAATCAGCCGCCTCAGTTCCTGATCCCTCTTCTCCTGCTGGACGATCACGAACGGCTTCAGTACCCTCAACCTGTTCAGCTCCTTGGTCATCTTCGGACGGTACTCCTTCCAGTACCTGATCACCTGCTGTGCCAGGTCGTTCGCTACGGTCCCCCCGATCTCCTGGGCCTGCTGCTTGATCTGTTGGGCCTGCTGCTTCGTCAACGTCTCCATCTGGCACCTCCAGGAAGTCTTCGACCTTGCCGGCCGGGTCATCGACCACGCCTCTAGTATGCAGCGCCCGCCAGCCAGATTCCATATACGGCGCGAAATTCCGGGCGAATTCGTCGCTGAAGTTCTCGACCACCGCCTCGACGTACCCCTTGAACGTATTGACGCCAGCCTTCGCGTAAAGGTACGCCACTTCGACAGTTTCGGCCATCATCGCTGGATCCACACCAGACGTGAGCTTGGAGTTGATCTTCGCCATGAGAGCTTTAGCTGCGTCATGGGCAGCCTGCAAATCCTCGGCAGCCGATTCCAAAGTTTTCTGGCTGCGTCGTTTCGGTGGCTTCCTGCCACTCTTGGGACGATCGGCGAAGGCTTGCTTGGCAGTCTCTGCCAATGACTGCTCAAGGTTTCCTTGGGCAACCTTGTACGCGGCAAATGTGTCCGTGTGTTCGTCGATCACCCCTTCGAGTGCTTTGTATGCTTCATTCCAAGCATCGGAAGACTCCAACAATTCATCGCTGGATTTGTAAGCCCCAGAATGAATCGTATTCATCAGCTTGGAGACCGCAGGTTCCAGTTGGTCAATTGCCTTTTGGCTGTCCAGTTGGTCGCGAACGGATTCCAGGAAACTGTCTCGATGGCGCCGCACGAAGTCCTGCCGGTCGATCTCCTTCGCCATGCCAGGCATTCCAGGCAACACGAACTGTCCGCCCTTCGTCTTCACGGGTCGCTTGCGGCCAACCTTCTTCTCGGCTGGCGCTTTGCCCATGATCTTGTCGAGAGCTGCCAGCGCCGCCGCGTCCATCTCGGCCTGCTCAGCGGGTCGTTCCTCACTTGGTTTCTCCTCAGAAAAAGGTGCTGGAGCGGTTCTAGCCGGTTCCACCGGTGGAGGAGTGCTTGGTTTCTCCTCATGTGCTGCTGCGAATGTACCGTAGTTGGACTTGAATGAGGCTTCGTCAATGACAGGTGTGCCGCGAGTATCCGCACCGACATTACGTCGGTACATCTGCCATGCTTCATCCGCATCCTTGGCGCGTACCTTGCCGCTGAATAGGGCAGCGATGAATTCGTTGGCATCCTCCTCCAGTTCACCACGAGATGGCTTCTGTGTCTGTTCAGAAGGTGCTGGAGCGGTTCTAGCCGGTTTCACCGGTGGAGGAGTGACTTCTTCATCAGTAACCGCTGGTGGCTCTACTGGTACTGCCGCTTCCGGAACCGGTGCAGTGAGTGGCTGTAATTGCTCTGCAATCTCCGGTGGTGCTTCAAAGTTGTTGTAGGGGGCAGTCTGGTCTGTGCCTTCGTCGTCGAATGCCTTGGTCAGCAGAGGTGAATCGGCTGGAAGGTCCACATAAGATACGGGCGCCCCTGGACGGAAGTTTTCAGCCCACTTCCGGTCCTGCGACAACCAGCGAGGTTCGCCAGCCTTTAATTGCCCTGCGTGATAGAAACGCACGCGGCCCTCTGGTACGGGCGGTTCCTCTACCTGTACTTCCGGTGCTGCAGCGACTTCGCCCTCTGACTGTTGTTTGGCCGCTAGTACCGCAATCGCATCGGGCACCGAATCAGGGTCCACCTCTAACGATGGGTACAGGGCGTGCGCCCGAACTTCTTCGCCAAATAATTTCCCGCCCTTGTAGCCATACGACTCAAACATGAAGTCTTGAACTTCCTGCGTCGCCGCAACATCATGCCACTCTTTCTGCTGCTCATCGCTAAGGCGAGTCCATTCGTCGTGCGCGACCTCATGCCGCAACACCTGCTCTACCTTCTGGGAATCGGTCTTGTTGTACCACTCAGGATTTGCGTGGATGACATTCTCGCTCGGGCTGTAACTGGCGGTGTACTGGCCCGATTGATCGAAGACTATGGGAACTCCCATAAAGTCCGATGGTCTTACTTCTGGCTCTACTTGTACTTCCGGTGCTGCAGCGACTTCGCTTGGCGCAACGTTATCGGCGGGAGACACTGACTTCCGCCGGAGCACGCTGTCGACATCGCCATTGGCTTCTGAAAATGCCTCAGCGAAATCTTCCTCTGCAGCTTCGCTCTGCTGGTAAGTTTGTGCTCTGTACCCGCTTTGTCTTTCAATGTCCTTCCCGTGCTGAGTAACGCGAGGCCCGTCTGACCACTCCTGCCTTTGCTCATCTGTCAATGCCTCCCAGGCGTGATGTCCAATCTCATGTCGGACAATGTGGTCTTTTGTCGTGAAAAGATCCGACATGCCCCTTTCGGTTGCCACGTTGACGCCCCGAATTGCCATGTCTCCGTGTTGTATATGGCCCTTTTGACCTGCCGCATGTTCTCTGGGCATGTACTGAATAAACGTCAATCCGTGACTCTTCATCAGGTCAAAGGTTTCTGGTGCCAACTGGTCAACCCATTCCGGGTCTACCTCGGGATCAACCCACATGCCGCTGTAGTGCCTTTGCCAGCCTGATCGCTCAAACGCTCCATCCACCCCTTCTGTCGTTTCATCAGCCTCCAGCAACTCGCCAAGTAGTCGCCGCTTCTTCGCCTTGACTCTCTCTCTTGTCTCCTCGACGGTCGACGAAGTGGGCTCTAGTGGTACTTCCGTGTCACGGGCTTCTGCCCCGGCTTCCGCTTCGATATCGTCCCGCCGTACTTCCGTTCCCACTTGTCCGCCAGGCGGGGGTGTTTCCAGTGGAGGTATCGCCTCTGCTTCTGGCTCTTGAATGGCATCTTGAATCTCCTGTTCGAGTTGTTGAATCTCTATATCCGCGTTCCTGGTACGCTCCTCCTGCTTCGTTCCCTCAATGCCCAAGTCCCTGGCGGCTTTCCTGCTGATCGGCCCCTTAGCGCGAATGGCCTTGAGGTCGGCCAGCCTTTGCTGGTACTGGCTGGCGCGTGCAGCGCTGGTCGCCGCTCCTGCAACAGCGGGAACGCCCATCATGAACGCCATAGGCACAATAGCTTGCGTGCCTTGATCCCACGCTTCCTCGAACGCAGTTCCTAAGTTTTGGTCTGGTGCGTTCTCGTCTAGGTGGGTCGCTACTGCGCGGGCAAATCCGCTCGATAGACCTTGAAGGGCCTCTTCTCCGAACCCTTCAACCGGCAGCTTCTTCATCGCATTCCAAAGGTACGCGCGGCCTGCGGCTAGGGCTCCTTTGTCCAAAGGAACCTTTCCTACCTTGAAAGGATTCGGAACGATTGCCTCGATCGACGCCGTACCAGCTGCAGTCAACATCGCTCCAGCCTTCGCCCTCCAGTCGTTTATGTCTATTCCGGCATTCTTCCATGACTCAAGCTCCTGAGAATACTGCCCTGGAAATCCAGCTGCTGTAATTCCAGCAACTTCCGCAGCTCGCATTGTCGTTCGCCCCATTCCTGCCAATTTCGCCATGGCAGGTGCTAAACCGGTCGCCTTCGACAATCCTGCTCCTGCCGCGCCGCCTCCAACAACTGTTGCCATCCAAGGCACCATTTCCAACGCCTGAAGTGGGCCTGCCTGATACCACGGATCGCGAGACGTAGCCGGCGCAATAGTTTCAGCAGCAACACCCTCAAGCTGATGGATGGCTCTGATTTCGTCTTCTGTGCCTCCAAAACCAGTCAATTCCATGATGGGCTGCGCCACAGCAGAGACACCTCGTCCCAACGCTGATGCTGTACGCGAGAGTGCCCCACCTCGTTCTGACCGCATCCCTTCCGCGATGGCCGGAGCACGTTGAAGAATTTGCTGCTGTTGGGCAGGAGTTGCAGAACGCCAAAGACCAAGCACGGCGCGACGATCTCCGAGATTTCCAAGAATCTCAGGAGTTAACCGTTCGGCCTTTAATTCGTCCGGTGTGTAGTACGACGGATTGTCTTCTTGAAGCAATTTCAATTCGTCGGTAGTCAAATACTCTGGCATCACATTATTCCTGCTGCAGTCATGTCGTAATCGTAGTCAATCTGCCGCGGTGGCGGTTCAGCGACATCTTCACTACCTAACACTTCCCATAGCTTCAATTTTGGATTCCATCGCACAAACTTAAGTTGCCCACTAAGGATAGTTCTAAACACCGTGCCGTCCTTTGGCGGATTGTCTTCAATCTCTGGCGTCAAGGTGCGAGCGCTTTGAAGCTGTTTTGGTGTGGCTGGCTTCGGTGGAGTTTTAGGCTTCTGTGGAGTAGGACCAGTTTCTCCCGTCGCCTTTGATGTCGCCCCAGCCGGTGCTACTGGCTCAGTTCCGGGAATCTGGGAACCCCCGCCAGCGCGCAGAGCATCTATTCTCTGCTGCAGGGGACTACCGCTCTCGCGGGCCTGCTCCACGATCGCGGCGTCTTCTGGTTCTGCGTCTGGGGGAAGTGGCGGGGCCGCTGTTGTTGGTTCTACAATACCGGATGGTGTAAGCACTGGTTGGGCAGGTGGTGCTGCCGGCTGTGAAGCCGCACCGGGATCAACTCCGGTAGCCTCTTGGAGTGCCCGGGGGAACTCGCTTCCAATCGTAATCGGATCTGTCGACCCTGGTGTAGCTGCCGCCCCTGGTGTAGCTGCCGCTGCCGGTGGAGTAGACAAATCTGGCGGTGGATATGCTTTTGCCCACTCATCGCGAACCTTGGTCGCTTCTGCAGCAGCGCCAGCCACGTCGAACGCTGGCTCGTCGTCGATCACTTTGTTACGCGCCTCTTTGAATGCGTCTTCCCAAACCTTCCGAGATAGGGCCTCGTAATCCGCCTGTTTCTTGTTCCTCGCTTCGGCTTCCTTTCTATCTAGCTCGACTTTCTCCTTCGCGCGTTCTTCCGCTTTCTCTCTTTCTTTAGGAGTCACTTTGGGCCGACGATGCCCAGACATAATCAGCCGCCGTTTCTTCGCATTGAACTTTTCTGTAAATTCGTCCCTCTGCTCCTCACTCAGAGTGTCCCACTTCTTCCGCAATGCAGACCTTGCTTCATTGATCTCTTTCTCTACGTCTTCCTCCAGTTCATACTCGCCAGTTTCCAAGCCAGACTGTATTCGACGGTACTCGCTGTCAGCGGCTGCTGCTTTGGCGCGGGCGTCCGTTGCCGCCCGACCTTTTTCACTCTCATCAGCCCTAAAATCGTACCCCTCCCTCCGCACAGAATCTTCATATTCCCGCTCCTCCAATTCTTTAGCACGTTCCCGTTCCAACTCGATTTCTTCCCCCGACTTATAACGCGGAAGAAGGCTGGTTTCCGCTGCGGTGGAGTATTTACCCAGGCGGTTATTCCGTGCAACCCTCTTGGCCTGAGCACGTTGCTGAACACGGGCCCTCCTGCCGGCTAACTCTTCCGCCCGTGCAGCCTTTCGCGCCTCTGGCGACGGCTTGTGCAGGATCACTCCAGTGCCTTCTGCCATCTCCTCCGGCGGTCGGGTATCCGGCTCGACAGGAACTGTGGTCGGACCTGGTATTCGAGGGGCTGCACCCGGTCCACCAGTCAGGGCGTCAGTGGGAATCAGCCCAGTAACTCCAGGGACGCCACCGACGACAGGGGCGGCCGGGGTACCCAATCGCGGCGGTGCGCCCAGCGGATCAATCCATCTCCCTGCGGGCGTTCTCCTACCCCTTCCACCACGCCGCCGATCCGCCAGGGCGAGAGCTTGCTGCCTTAGTAATAGGTCGGTAGCGTACTTGCGCTCTCGCTGTTTCCGACGCCCAGTGCCAGCCGCATACGCCGCCAAACCTGAAAACCCAACGGGCTGATGTTCCAATCTAATCGCCATAACTCACGCTCCTGTTCGCTTCCGATCACCACTTGCCTATTGGGCAACTCTCCGTTGCCATCTTAGGCTTATTGAACCTAGCCATGCCCTTCTTCCGGCAGAAACACCCACACAGGCGGCACTGTTGCATTTTCGCATTGTAATGTTCACATCCCTCACAAATCTCGACGATCGCTTTGATTTCGTCATCGGTACGAACGGGCCTGCCAGCGGCGTTCCACCGCCTGTTAGCCTCTTGCCAATTGCTGATGCGGCTCGTGACAGCAGTTTGCAACAATGACTTAGATTCGTCCAAGAGTTTCCGTGCGGCAACGGCGTCTCCCGCATTTCGCAACGAGGAAATGGCCAATGAGACCGTGACACGATTTTTGCCTGCAGGGGGTGTTGCAGCCAGACATACCTTACACGCCTGGTCTGTACGGTTCGTCACTTGAGCGCCCGCAATGCGCTCTGCGATAAGACAGCGAGGTCCAACAGCGTATTCGCAGACCACGTTGATGGGTTTTCCAGTCTTATAATCAACATGAATCCGTTCTATGTAGGGCTTCACGATCTCCTTCACGCGGGCTTTTTCTTCCGGGTTCCTGGTCGCACATAGAGCTATGGAGGCGATGACCGTATTGGGGGCTTTGGGGCGAGCGTGCTTCAGGCACTTCTCGCATCTATCGGGACAGACCGGCACCTTGGGTAGCCCCGTAAACTCTTCAGCTAGACGGCACCGTTCATCATATAGGTACTCACAGTTGATGGTCATCATATCGGATCGCACGGGGTGGTGGTCGTGTAAAACTGTTTTGGGTCTTCTGGGTCCGCAGGCATTGCACAATCGCAGCTCTCAATGTCACCGCAGGGCGATGTTTTAATCCACGGGCTCTGAGAATCCCATTCCCATTGACATTCGTCATCGCAAGGACCCGCCGACGCAGACGGCGTAGCTGACGGCGTTGCTGACACCGAAGCCGAAGGCGTCGCTGACACCGACGCTGACGGAGTTGCAGAGACCGACGCAGACGGAGTTGCTGACGGCGTTGCTGACACCGAAGCCGAAGGCGTCGCTGACACCGACGCTGACGGAGTTGCAGAGACCGACGCAGACGGAGTAGCTGACGGAGTAGCAGAGACCGATGCCGAAGGTGTTGCAGAGACCGACGCTGATGGCGTTGCCGACACCGACGCCGATGGAGTAGCTGACGGAGTAGCAGAGACCGATGCCGAAGGTGTTGCAGAGACCGACGCTGATGGCGTTGCCGACACCGACGCCGATGGTGTCGCAGACGGGGTCGCAGACACCGACGCTGAGGGCGTAGCTGACACCGAGGCTGACGGAGTTGCTGACGGAGTTGCTGACGGCGTCGCAGAGCCGGACGCCGATGGCGACGACGAAGGTGTCGCTGACACCGATGCAGACGGCGTAGCTGACGGCGTTGCTGACACCGACGCCGACGGAGTTGCTGACACCGACGCCGACGGCGTTGCCGAGACTGACGCCGACGGCGTTGCCGAGACTGACGCCGACGGCGTTGCTGAGACTGACGCCGACGGTGTCGCTGACACCGAGGCCGATGGCGTTGCTGACGGTGTAGCCGAAACCGAAGCTGAGGGCGTCGCAGAGACCGATGCCGAAGGTGTTGCTGAGACCGAGGCTGAGGGTGTCGCAGACGGTGTAGCCGAAACCGACGCCGATGGCGTCGCAGACGGCGTCGCTGACGGCGTTGATGAGCCCGATAATGATGGCGAAGACGATGGTGTCGCAGACACCGACGCAGATGGCGTTGCAGATGGCGTTGCAGAGACCGAAGCTGATGGCGTTGCTGACGGTGTAGCCGAAACCGAGGCCGACGGTGTCGCCGAGACCGAGGCCGAAGGCGTAGCTGATGGCGTCGCAGAGACCGATGCAGACGGAGTTGCAGATGGTGTCGCCGAAACCGATGCAGACGGTGTAGCCGAAACCGAAGCTGATGGCGAAGCTGAGGGTGTTGCTGACGGTGATGAAACGGGCGTTACACAGCAGCAGGCTTCACACAACACCTGATTCGCGTCGCTATACTCGATCACATCAAGCAGCGTCCCGTCGTTGCTCCACACACTCATCAGCGATGCGCCGGCTACCATGAGTGTCATTGTCAGACCCACACCATTAAAGGGGTATCCACGCCGGGTCTACACACGCAACGGGGACTACTTGACCAGGAAACCCAGCATACGCTGGAGGCCCTGCACACACACACCCTGGGTTTTCCTGGCATGTATCAGTAAAGAGGAGCCATTCGCCGGGATCTTCCTCGAATTCTTGCACCCAGATATATGAACAGTCGCCGTCGCAAGGATCCTGCGACGCTGAGGGCGAAGACGACGGCGAAGAAGATGGAGACGATGAGGCCGATGGCGACGACGATGGCGACGATGATGGCGAAGACGATGGGTCTGGACACACAAAGTCCGTCACGCAGAGAATCGGCGGGCCGTTAACGTTGTCTCCGCACTGGCCGAACACGATGAGTTCGCTGTAGACCGGCTCCAAGCACCCATCGTTGTCGTAGAAGTCAACCACAACGTCCTTGGTTTCCAATGATATCTCGTCAGCGCCTGGTATCCCCGGAGTACATAGAGTGAGAACATACTGTTTAATCCACTTCAATCGCAGCACTGCATCGCACTCACTGCTGACACACGGAGAACTAAACGTCACTTCTAGTGGGTCGATCTGCAGATCATTGGGATCTTGCGCCGACATGCAGCCAGCAGAACACGGAGTCGTCTCTGTCCAGATGCCCCCTTGCGTCTGACGAGTCCATTCTGCATTGCCGGTACAACTGCCTTGGGCATGGCCTTCCTCGTATTCGAGTTCATCCACGAACTTCCGAAGCTCAGGACGGTACTGAAACAGCGTGAACGGCGTCGTAGTTGTGTCGCATCGCTCGACATAAACTGTCTGAGATGCTCCTCCGATGGTTACGCACTCTGTCAACTGATCGTATGACGCCTCAAGTGTGACTGGGAGTGTGACCGCGACCTTTTCCATGTCGACGCACACGTACGCCTGGTATTCATCGCTCCACGTCGCGGCCCAGCTATCGCCAGTCATTCCGGCGTGACGAGTATTTAGGATCGTCAGCGGAAACATACTGGCCGGTATCGGCTGATTGTGAGGCCACGGCGAATCGTTGTTCACTGCGTCAACAGTGAAAGGCGATTTGCAAACAACGGTCTGCGACAGTGTGCCGCTGATTGCGTCAACGAGTTCCTGCGAATAGACGACGTAATACCGGATTGTCGTGTTGTCAGTCGTGTTCGTGATGTCGTTGTCGAGCAGCACGTAGCACAGCGCGCCGGCTCGCATTCGTGGAAACGTGCCGGCCAGAAAACGAACTTTGATCTCTGATTCCTCTGGAGGCCCACTACTGACACACGGAGAAACAAACGTCCTTTCTAGTGGGTCGAGATCCAGTTCATTGGGATCCTGCTTCGACATACAGCCGGAAGGACACGGAATCGTGTTAATCCAGCTAGATCCGGGGGCCGCCTCCACCAGCACCCATACTGCACTGCCGCTACAACTACTACCCTCATGCCAGTTCTCGCGAGGAAAGTCGTCGTTGGCATGGCCCGTCTGTTGAACTACCGTTACCAGGACGTCTTGGTCCGGCGCGCCTGACTGGCCAGTAGTTCGATCCTCTTGCGTCTCGCACCAGAAGCCAGCAGTAAGACCTTGGCATTCAACGACAATCCATTGACCGGACTGATAAATTGCCATTCCTTGGCAGCCGGCCACAGTTTCAAGCCAGCGGCTATCGAGAAATACCGCCGTGACTGTCTCGCCAATGGCTTCACCAGCAAAGCCGAGCTTGTCCGTAATCAGGACCGTCGCTTGCCCGAACTTCAATCCGTTCGCGTCTACTTCCCGAGTCCGATCGGTGAGGCAAGTAAAGGTTATGATGGCGTCTAATGCGCCGCCACCACCACTACCATCATCCACCAGCAAGTAGTTAATCAGCTTGCCTTCAAGAGTGTACAGCGAGTCGATCTTCTCGCTCAGACTCTGTGGATGACCGCCGAGTCCTCCGCCAACGGCATATCCGGGGTTTTGCCGCACCCTCCATTCCACATCAGAGGGGCTAGGATTGGTGCTCTGAAGAGGCAGGAACGCCTGATACACCTCGGCTACGCTATAGACTCCTGGATAGCGTTTGCCGTATGGCTTGGCTACCGGAATGCCGGGTTTATCCGGGTCTCCGGCGGCATAGTCAATGAACTTGGATATCCTCGGATCGAAACCGCGGCAGGTGACGTAATTGTCCTCCGTGTCCTCTTTCGCCACCTGCACAATCGCGCTGTGCGGAAAGACCCCTCCCGGGCTCAGCGTAGCATGCCCACCCGACATCGGGTGAAATGGCGGAGTCATCCGAAAGCCAGGGGTGGGGTTCTTTCGCTTGCGGAACATTTACCGGCCGTCGTAGACCATCTTTATCGACCCAACGACACCGCGAATATCGACACCGAGGTCACCTGAATCCACACCGTTAATCGACATGCGCACATCCAGGATGTCGCCAGGATTCAATGTTGTTGCCGTGATGGTGAAATCGACGTCAACATACGACAGCGACATGATGTTGTTGGCAACGGCGGCAGAAGCCAGATCCGCACTGATGCCGCGCTCTTCATCGCTCCTGTAGGCTGCGATGTCCAGCGTGCAGGTCGTATCAGCGACCGTGGTGTGCATCCCGCCGTGGAACCGCAACTTGAACGATTGTCCAGCCACATAATCTTGCGGAATCTCGGCCAGAAAGCGGGCGTACGCCGTCGTACTTGTTCCGCCAAAGTCCACCGTCTGAACCGACGGCGAATTGGTGGCGAACGTTCCGCCCACCAATCCAAGGTCATCGGTGGCGGGCGTCGCCGGCAGAAGGGTGCCGAAGGCGTCCCAGACCCGCAAGGACGAAAATGGCACAACCTGCTCTTTGGATTCGTTCGCCAGGATTGCTGACTTGTTCTTCAGGGGCGTAACGCTTCCAGTCAGCCGCAGGTCCCCTGAACATACAACATCACCAGGAAATGTAGTTGGATTAGCCACTTGAAATCTCTCCCTTAAAAGTTGACACAAAAAACAGTAGTTCTACGGTGTAACCCAGACTCCCCGCATAACTAAGGGGTAACCCAACCTCCCCCAGCATCTCCGAGCCCTGTGGCCAACTGCACGAGAGCCTCGAAGTTCGGCGGAACATCCTCTCGCCGTTCAACAAAACCGTATACGCCGATGAGGATTTTGTTGCGTTCATCCAGCTGGTAGGCCATCAGACGCATACACTCGTCGTGCTTTGCCTGAAGGCCAGCAAGTCGCTGGGCAGACTCGTTCATCTTTTCGACGATTGCACGGTGCTTGTGTTCGGCCAGCAGTGCGGACTGCTGCAACGTCAGCTGCGAGTAACGCTCCTTGCCGGAAATGACGCCATTCACAGCGTCCTGGAGGAAGCCTAGCAGCCGTTCGCGTTCGGACATCGTAACTCGTGACACGTCCTGGCTTGTGGCATTTTGCCTGTCGATGCCGGCCAAATGCTGTGATTCGATTTGTGACAGCTGCTCCAACAACCTGTCTCTCTGCCCGGCGTTCCACTGAGTAACTGCCTGGCGAAGGTTCTGAAGCCGCGCTGCTTCCTCCGTCAGTAATTGCTTGATCTGGCGAGTCGCGTCGTACAGTTGCGATTCAATCGACACGCTGAGCCTGGTGTACGCTTCACGCACGGCATACAACGACTGCCGGCCTGCGATCGTGCGGTCACGAAGACTCTGAAGCATTTGATATTGTCCGGTAATCGTAGTCGCCTGGTATCGCCACACTTCCTGCTGAACAGCATTCAAGCGATCGATTCCGGCCAGGGTTCTGTCGCGAGCGCTCTGCTGCAGGCCGAAACGGCTTGTGAGTTGGGCGACGTTCTTCGACAGCACGTCCTGCTTGACGTTGTGCTCTCGATCGATGCCAGAGATGGTCCTATCGCGGGCGCTTTGCAGAAGGCCGTAACGACTCGTCAGTTGAGCGACATTGCCGCGGAGGACTTCTTGCTCGACTGTGTGTAGGCGATCCGCAGCATTGAGCTTTCTATCACGCATCGCAAATTGTTGACCGTACAGTCGGTGTTGGTTTTCCAGCTTCTCACGCATCAACCGATCGTTCAGAGCCTGGATTTGTTCGTCCTTGTCCCGTTCGTTTCGAGACTTAATGTCCACCGCGACTGCGCTTGAATACAGGCCACGATCCGTCAAGTCCTGCAACTGCGCGGAAAGAGTTGAGGTGAAATGCTCGTTGATGCGAGCTAGTTCCGTCGCTCCAAGGTCCACCAGAAATGCGGTGGACACGTCAGAGTGCGTCGTGTATTCAGGCTGCAGGTTGGCGAGTTCATTGGTGTAATTCGCAGCATGGTCGGTAAACGCACTATTCGCCGCTACCCGTTCAGCATCCAAGTCCGGTGCGATGGCAGTGTAGTCGGTCTCGAGCAAATCCACCTTGGTGCCGAAGTCGGTCTCGAATGTCGACAATGCGGAATTCGATGTAGTACGCTCGGAGTCCAGGGCCGTGGCGATCGTGGTGTAGTCGGTAATCAATAGGTCCACCGTCGTTCCGTAGTCGGTGGCGAATGTAGTGAGTTCCGCTGTTCCGAGCGCTAGTAACGCATCCACCTCCGTATCCATGGTGTCGTATTCGCCTTGAAGGCCATCCAAGACTGCCTCTATGTCGGTGGTCACGTTAAACAGGTCAATCTTGGCGTTCGACAGCATATCATCGAGCTCGGCATCGTAGTCCGCATACGCCAATTCCAAGGAGTCCAAGTGTTCCGTTTGGCTTGTCGCAAACGCCGAAAGATCGGTATCGCCCTGTGTGAGAAGCGTCTGGATTTGGCTCAAATGCGCCGAGTAGTTGGTGTCCAAGTCAGCGAGCTTGGCAGCAAGGTCCGCCAAAAACGTCGTCAGGTATCCGTCCTGCGTTGTCAACAAGGCTTCAATCTGAGTCGTACTGGAAGTGACGTTCGTTTCCAAATCTGCCAGTTTGGCGTGCATTTCCGTCAGCTTGTCTTTCGCCTCGCTGGACTCCAGAAGGAGTTGAGCCTGATTGGCCTCAATCAGACCGTCCACTTCGTTCATGTACGTGTCGAGATTGCCCAGGTACAACGTCGCGTGAAGATCCTGTTCTTCAGACTGTTCCTCAAACTGGTCATGGCTGGTGTCCAGCATCTGCGCCCAGCTGGTGAGGACGTCGTTGTACCGCACCGTAACGTTCGTGTCCGCCTCGTTTTTCGCCCTCGTATACGATTCCAAAAGCGACTGGAGAATAAGCCAGTTCTGGAGCGATTGCCGCGTCATCGCGTAAGAGGGTGTCGGCGGAACCGTCGTGTTGTCGTAAGTGATGTCGGTAATCTGCCATCCTTGCGCAACTAGCCAGCCAACCGACTCGGATGGGATATTGTCGATATTCTGAGTAACCCACCACGACGGAGAATATGGAGTCGCCTCAAGAACATGGTAAATTGGAGACTGGCCAATAAGTTGCTGTGGGACTGGATCGCAAGGCATGGTTACTACCTCCAACTACCGCTGAGCATTGCTTCAAGCGAAGACGTTTCGTAGGCCCAACTGCCTACGCTTGATAGCCATAATACCAGGAAAACAGCTCTCGTACGCGGATACGCCCGGTTCGACCGCCCGGCCGACCATAAGCCACTCGCCGAGACGTAGCTTGAGAAGTCGCCTGCAGCTAGTGAAGCCGTGATCGCGGCCTTGCCGTTGGCCGCCGCGGCCTCGGCAGTGTCGCCCGTCACCAGCCGCCACGTCACGTCGGCGCTTCCGGCGGCAATGTTCCCGTTCAGATGAAGTACCCGCCCGAAGCTGTTGGGCTGCCCAAGCTGCAACGGGCCGATCAGAACGTGGCTGTCCGTCTCGGCTGTATCGTACGGCCAGAAGCTTTGACGCTCGATGTCGTACATCCAGTCCAGGCCGGTCGTCGTCGTAATGAACACGCCGCGAGTGGCGTGATTGTAGGTGAGCTTCAGGGATGAGTCCGAGATCCCCGTAAGGTCTTCGGGAATCTTGTGCTCGGAGATGGCAGTCAACCCACTTCCATCCGCTCCGACTGAATACAACCCGCTGGCTGACATGAAATACGCCGTGTCTTCCACCATGCACCAGGCGTCCGCGCCGATGATTCCCACTTCATCTGACACGCGCCGCCTCGGTCCTGAATGCGGGTCGCCCTGCTGAACCCATGTCTCGTCGGCTGTCCATGCGAGCAGGAATTGATCCTTATGAGGGGCCAGGGCGACTACGGTGCCGCCAGTTGCGCCCCCGTAGGACAACTGGAAGAGTGCTGGACGCATCGTGTCGGATACGTCCGAACTGAGCGTGGTGTCTGTGTCGTCGCCCATCCGCGTAGCAGTAATGGCGTTCGTGCTGAACGTGAGCAGGCGGTCACGGTAGCGAGCTTCCGGTCTCGCACCTGCGGCGATTCCGGTGAAAGAGCCGCCGCGAAGGCGATTCGTTAGAGCATCTTCAAGACGGGTATTCACCGCCCACGGCGTGGCGTATTCGGGCTGCCGACCTTCCGGCCGCAAGCCGAACCGCCTTACAACACCAAGACGCGGGAATCGGAGAATCATTGTCTTGCTAGGCATGACTCGGCCCCCGTGACGCTATCCTCACGCTCTTTCTGTTTCGCTAGGTCGCTTTCTATCCACCCAGGAATTGGCCAGAAATGTTCGAGTAGCCACGACAACGGCAGTGTTTGCTTGGGGTGTTTGTTGTTGGTCCAGATGTCACGCGAGTAGGCGCGTGCTGCATCTATGTCCCGCTGCGAAATCGGATACGGCCAGGACGACCCGTTGCGAGAAAAATTTCCTGTTCTGAACATATGCCCAAACCAAGTCCCAGTGTTCGTTACCATCCTTCCTCCGGACAGCCACGCCTTGCAGGCCAGCTCCGTCCCATACTGTCCCCATCCTTGACTGTTTCCGTGATCCTCCATCCCACCTAATTCCCAGAAACGCTCCCGCTCCATCAGGAAGCATGCGCCAATGCACGTCATCGTTTCAATTAGCCCTGCGTCAACTTGCGGCTGTACCTCTGGTCGTCTGGGATACTGCCTCCAGTATTGAAAGTGAAGGCTGGAGTCGAACCGCCATGCCACAGTAGGTGCGTATTGGATGCGAGGTTGCCATACCATCGCCATCGTGAAATCCGATCCGCCACATTCTTTGCACTTGTCGGGTTTCCCCCCCTGATACTCACGCTCTCCACATTCACACATCCAATCGAAGACGTGCAGCCTGTGCATCGCTGGAATCATGGTCATATCCGGCTCCATCTTGTCCAGCATCTTCACGTCGAAGCCATCGTCGACTGCACAGTGAGCGTCGAGCTTCATAATGTACTTAGCCTGGCTCAACCTGGCTCCGGCGTTCGTGGCGGCCCGCTGACCGACCGGGTCGCTGAAATGGATCACTTGCAATCGCGGGTGGTCTTCCAGCGGAGGATCTGGCCAATATCCGTCGCAGACTGCAATGACTTCTGTGTCCTCGCTGCTGTGTGCCAATACGTCGTCCACGGTGTGACGCATGAACTGCTCGTTGCGTCCGGGCACAATCACGCTCAGGAGTTTATCTGTCGACACCTTGTTTCCCTTTCGTTATGGCTCCTCGCTCCAGTAATCAGAACTCCCATGCTGGCCCCCCAATCCATTTCGTGGGGTCGGCCTGTGCCTCCAGTCGTTTCCTCTTGTACAGTGCTCGCATACGCCTGTGCGGACCTCTTAAATCAGTTCGCGGATGGTCTATGTGCGTGCCGGATACGTTCTCCCGAAACACCGGACGCAAACCCCTGCCGTACATTAGGCAGTCCGCGAACCATTTGTCGTCGCAACCAGGTTCCGTGAACTCTTCACAGTTTCCACCGATCGCGAATACATCCTCCCGAAGCACCGACCCTAAAAAGAAATACGGCTTTCGCCTTCTCCGGCTAACATACTCCTTTTGGTCCCTGCTGTTGACCACGCGAGCCAAATGAAACGCCGCTCCAGACTTCAACGGGTCAACCAAGTCCCTGATCACGTCTGGTCCATCGTGTACCACATCGTCGCTCTGCAGGATCAACACTTCTCCGCTGGCACGTCGCATAGCGAGGTTGCGGGCCATAGACGGATTTCGGTACTCGCCGCGACACCTGGCAATTAGGTGTATCGCGCGAGCATCCACTACTTCAGGCAAAGTGTCATGGGCCACGATGACATCGAACGCGAACTCTGGCTTCTGCCGAAAGATCGAATCCAATACCCTCGACAACGTATCGGCTTTGTCGGCCACTGTTGCGATACAGAGGGAGCATTTCATACGAAGTTGCTGTGGGCTGGTTGGTCCTGCATGGCATAAAGGATGTATCGGTTCTGATCGTTATACATGCACCGCGGGCACGAGCGGGCATCGAATCTCGCAATCTTGTCCTGCACGGCATCACTGAACCATGCATCCTTGAACCGCATATCCTTGATGGAGCCCAGCAGCCCCAGCTCGTTGTAAGCGGTTACACAACACCGGTACAGGTTCTGATCACCGCCTATGTAGGTCGTCAGGTGATGCACTCCGCACAGGCTGTAATCTGGAGACTTCGCATGAAGATCCGAGAGCCTGGTCCCGAAGTTATTGAATACCGTAAATCCGTCGCCGTCATATTCCTCCTTGGCCGCACGACACAGTGCAGACGCCTCCTCGTAGAACCCGTCGAAGTAGCGGGCGTCCTCAGACTGGAAGACGGCGGACAGTCGGACATTGCTGGCGCCCAAGTCCTTCGCTAACTTCACCCCTTCGACAATCTCCCGCCAGTTATCCCTAGTAACAACGAACCCGACTCCCAACACTGCATTCGCTTCTGACAGCCTCTGCACTGTATAGCAGGCTGCGTCGAAGTGCTTGGTCGACACCTTGCGGGTTCTGCTGTAGGTCTCGGCGGTTCCGGCGTCGATCGAGATCCTCACCCACATCGCTTGCCGGCCATTCTCGATCGTTCTGTCGGTCCATCGTACACCGTTGCTTACTATCCCAATGTCCAACCGCCCGTGACAGTATTCTAGGAACGAATTGAAGTCTGGGTGCAGCGTCGGTTCCCCGCCTCCGGTGAACTGAATGGCCTTTACGCCCATCTCATGCGCGTCGGACAGAACCTCCAGAACCTTCAGCCCTGGGATCATCCTGTTCGGGTTATTGTTCCGGTTGCTTCCATCCCCGATTCCGAACAACTGGTTGCTGGGGTATGTCTCATCTCGGTAGGCACAGAGCGAACAGAACTGGTTGCACAAATCGCTCACAATTAACTGAATGTGGACCGGCGCCGACACCTCCTTGCCGATTTTGTGTATCAGAGGAAGGTGGTGAATCAACTTGGCCGGGCCGTAGATACTCATAGTTTCATTCAGCCTGTTTTGCAGATATCACGCGCAAAACTCATCTTCCTTCTCGTTTACCATGATGCTTTCAATGGCGTTGGACCAGTCTTTGTACGTCTCCTCGAAATACTTCCACGCCTCCACGATGCGCTCGCTGCTCAAGGCCGAGGTGCGGATGTTTCCGTAGTATTCCCCCGGGCGACCCTTATAGAACGTGTATTCCAGCGGCATGGTGTCCCAGTCGATGTCGTACATCTCTTTGTTGTTGTAGATCGGACTGCCGGGATACGGCTGAAATATCTTGACGTCAATGTCGTCCAATTGCACTTCACGCAGGAATCGATCCGTCTCGGCCAGCGTTTGTTCGTTCTCGCCAGGCAGGCCGATGATGAAGAACGCCTTTATGAACACCTTCCGATTCTTGAGCATCCTGACCGCCTCTCGCATCTGCGCGACGGTTTCGGACTTATTGACGTTCCTCAGTATCGTGTCGCTACCAGACTCGATTCCTATCCCCACGCCAATGCAGCCCGAATCAACCAGCATGTCGATGAATTCGTACCCGTACTTGATAATCAGATCCGCTCGCACGAGGCACCGCCAGATGATTCCGCGCTGCTTCAGGTACTTGCACGCTTCGCTGGTTCGCCTTTTGTTCACAATGAATATGTCTTCTGGAAACCCGATGGCGTCGTACCCGAACTCACAATGCAGCATGTCCAGTTCTTTAATCAGTCGGTCCGCGCTGTTGAGTCTCACGCCACAATCGGTGTTTTTGCAGCAGAACGAGCAGTTCCAGGGGCATCCGCGAGAACTCATGACCGTGGTGGCAGGCTTGCCGTTCAGCTTGAAGCTATAGCTTTTGATGTCCACCAAGGTTCGATCAGGGATGGGGTATTCGTCCAGCGGGCGACTCTCGGCATAGATCACCTTGTCGTCGCCAAAGAACGCTCGTGAAGCGACCAACTCGCCATCCCCGACGACGGTGCAGTCGAATCCATCTTCCTGGCACTGTTCGGGAACGAGTGTGGGATGCGGACCCCCTACCACTACTTTGGCGTGTGGATTCGTTTCCTTGATCCTGTGCATGCAATCCAGAGCCGAAGGATATTCCGGGCTAGTGCAGCCGAAGCCGTAGTAGTCGTAATCGGTTGGCAGATATTCCAGCTCCCTGTCGTGAACAACGACATCGTGACCGTCCTGCTTGAGCCCGGCGCCTACCGCCAGCAGCCCAAGAGGCGGAAAGGCCCGTTCGTCGATCAGGAACGGAGACGGACAGCGCACTAGGCATATTGTCATCGTGTGTGTCCTCTCTGTTGGCGGTGCCAGAAGACGTTAGTCCTCGTCTTGCGGGTCAAATCATGAAATAGCCCGAAAGGATTGTAGTCCACGTCACCGCAGAACTGACCCCTAGGAAACATATAGATGAGTGGTTGGTGCTTATGAGTTCGGCCCTTTCCAGCGTGCTCCCACTGCCACCAGCGCCGCTTGAACAGGTTGTCTTCACCTTGAGGGTACTGTCGCCTTAGCACCAAACCCTCGTCATACCCGCCTAGTTCAAAGAACACCTCGCGATTCATGGCGTAAGTATTCGGGTGAAACGGGAGCTTGACTCCACGCCTCTTGTAGCGATCTGGCAACAGCCCGTATGCAAGCAAGACGTCACGATCCTGCGTGAAACTGCCATTCTCATCGAGCACGCCAAACTCGCGGCTGAACTGCATCTTCTGGCCGGTGAACTCGCGGACCTCCATGATCGCGCTCTTGGGGATGATGTAGCCCACGTCAACCATCAGCAGGTTCTGGCCCTTGGCGATCCGCGCCGCCTTGTTGCGTGCAATAGAGCTGGTCCATGGCCGCGTCTCGCCCGTCTTGTGAATTGTCACTACGTCGGGGACTATCGCCTTATCGAACTCCAAGGGCGGATCGCTACCGTCGTCCATGATGAGGATTTCCACGTCATCCGGCAGATCCATCTTTCCCCAGTGCAGTAGATGCCTACGCACCACTTCGTGGCTGTTGAGTACCGGGACAATCATCGACATGTTCACAACAACACCTGCTGCGGTTCTTGAACATTGCTCAAAATGAGCGTAGTCGGATCCCCTGTTCATTCGACTAGCGCCCGATACAAACCAGCAATTCGCTCAATGTGGTATCCCTTCGCCTTCTCCCTGACACGAGCAGACATCTCCTCGTACAACGCGGGCTCATCCCTCAGTCTACGCACTTGAGCCACGACTTCACCCATGTTTTCCGCCCACAGGCATTCATTCGTCCACTCCCTCGTGTAGGCTGGCTCAGGGAACGCTACCGTTGGAATCCCAAATGAGCCAGCGTTGGACAGCTTGAGTGGATTCATGTGGCGAACAAGGTCCCTTGTGTGTGTCGGACGAAAGCTTACCTGAATATCAAGGCCCCTGTAGAACCTGACCACCTTGTGCCGTCGGCTGTAGTCGCTCGAAAACCGCCACTCCATTCCGATCTCCTTCATCAGCCGGTCCACGGCATGATGCGGCCATTGGATGGCAGAGTCTCCACCAGTGCATCCGACCGTCCTGA